TATTTACTCTTTTAAAGTACACTGCAATTTATAGGTGATATATGTCTTGGCAAGGTCAAATCTCTACAATGGTTAGGCATTTAATTAGTGATGTCGATCCATCAAATTATAAATATTCATCTCGAAGATTAGAAACGACCATATTAGTTGCTTCTAACATCTTGTCTACAGAAACTGATTTAAATCAAACATACGATATAAATGTAGAAACATGCACACTAGATCCCGACCCTACAGAAAAAGCAACTAAAGATAATGATTTTATAGCTTTAGTCAGCTTTAAAACTGCTTGTATAATTCTTGGAGGAGAAGTTAAAGCAGAGTCAGGAAATGCTATTGCTATCAAGGATGGTCCAAGCTCAATAGATTTACGAAATGTTACTGGCACTTTAATGGGCCTGTATAAAGATATATGTGCTAAATACGATCAATTATTATTAGATTACAAAGCTGGCAATAGCATTGCTGGCAAAGCCATCCTTGGTCCTTATAGTCCCGGTAGTGACTTTGTTCAAAGGTCTAATTCAGATCTTGACCTTAGAGGTGGATATTTTAGATATTAAAAGGAGAAAAATATGGCGATTAGACATTTAACAGAAGATTCAGCTGGACAGCAAGACAGCATAAAAAGTAGAATTAATCAGCTTTTACCAGACAATAACTCCGGTCGTATTAGCGCTGCTGATATTAGAGTTAATCTTGAAGATATTGTTGATTCTATTTTAGAAAATGTAGCTAGTGGAGACTTTAGTACTGCTGGCAATCCTTTTCAAGAAAGCTTGCGATTGCAAAAAAACCTAGACCCACTGACTGATGCGGTTAGAGGTGGTATTCTCGTTGTAGACTCTGGAATACAGTTCGGTAGCAGCGAATTACAAACCGTTCCTTATCCCGGTCCAGAAAGTATAAATCATAATGATTTAACCAATAGAGCTGTAGGAAATCCTCACCCTCAGTATGTTCAAATATCTGGGGATAGCATGACGGGCGCTCTCGGAATGGGCGGTTATAGAACTATAGGTGGAGTTGATATTGCAGCTAATAGCATTAGTTCTAGAGGGCCGTTTGAAACTGAACCTCTAGGTATTTACTTTGAATGGAAAGAATCAAATCTAGAACATGTGCATCTCGGATCAGGCAGTAATCTAGAATTTGATAGAGATCATTCTGTCATGACTTCAGCAATTGGTCAAGCTCATGCATATATTAGGTTTTCTTCTTCTCCAACTACTGGAGTAGAAGTACAGAGTTCTATGGGTATTGATACAATCGAGAGAATTGATTCAGGTAAATATACAATTAGGTTTGATGCTAGCCATGTATTTGATCCGCTAGATAGTGGTAATTATGTGGTTGTAGCTCACTGCAATGGTACTAGTGCCGCTGGTAGTGCTGGAGATATGGACTTAGTTAATGCGGCTGCTGTTGTTCGTAGTGGAGATGTGTTTACTTTAGCAGTGCAAAATGATGGTAGTCAATATGTAGATGCTAAAATTAATGATGTAGTAGTTTATGGAGTTCCTTCTGGAGTAAAGAAGCCAACCCTCGCAACCGTAGTAACGTAATGACAATTTTTACAGACCCTGCAATATTAAGAAATGAAATATCAACAAAGCTTGTAAATGAAGACTTCTTAACAGAAGTAGATTTTTTGTTACAGGCTTTGAATATAGTAGATTCTGTAATGCCAATAGTACAAAATGCCAACATTCAATTTAAAGAAAACATATATTTATCAGAAAACGTTAACTTACAATTAGACACAGGAGTAAAGTTTCCTAATTCTTCTACACCAGAAGTTATTCAAACAGTTCCTTATTTGGGCAGTAACACAGTAGAGCATGATAATCTTACAAATTTAGACTCGCCAAACGCTCATGATAATTTATTGAGTAACTCTGGCGATTTTATGACGGGGAATTTAGGATTAAATGATGCTTGGGTTAACTCTCAAGGTGTAAATAATTATGGAATATCATTTAAAAGATATACTAGTCAAAAAGAAAATGTTTTATTTGCTAGTAATACTAGTTTAGTTTTTGATTCAGATCAATCTAAATTAACATCAGTAGCTGGATCTGCAAACGCTTGGATTAGTTTTGATTCAACTACAAACCCAATAACAGTTAACACATCCTTTAATGTAAGTTCAATAGAAAAAATAAGTAAGGGAAAATTTAAAATAGTTTTTAATGAAAATTTAGAAGGTGATTACATCGCCATAACCACAAGCAATGGTCACGAAACGGATTCAGAAGTAAATATGATAAATGCCGCTTGCTGCATAAGAGAGTCTGATCATTGCACTTTTGTAGTACAAGACAAAAAAAACCAATATACTAACACCAAACATAATGATTTAGTAATACTAAGCATCAGATAGGAGTAAACAGTGTCAAACACAGTTAAAATACATGATAGAGTAAAAGAAACTAGCACTAGTACTGGTCAGGGTAATTTTGGATTGCTTGGTGCTGTTGCTGGCTTCACTTCTTTTGGAGATGCTTTTGACCATTTAGATACAGTATTTTACGCAATCGCTGATCGAACAAATTATGAGATTGGTTCCGGTATCCTTTATAAAGCTGGAGGAGATTTACCTAATGGTGGAACAGTTTCATATAGTTATATAACTAGAAGTCCTTTTTCCAGCAGTAATTTAAACGGCTTAGTTAATTTTACTACTGGTACAAAAGAAATATTTGCTACTTATCCAGCTACTCATGCTGTGTATAGCGGTTCTGGTTTGGCTGATTTCTCTGTTCCATCTCAACACTCTGTTGCTTTCTGGAACTCTGCCAATATGATTAATTCTGATTCTGATTTTATATGGAATCAAGATTTTAAATCTTTAGGATTACAAAATAATACCCCCGTTTATGGTATTGACATTGGTGGTGATGGTTCTCAACAATCTGCCGTTAGAGCTAGTGGTTATTACGTAGGTATAAGTGGCGTAACATTCAGAGCTACGAATGGAGATGACAGTTCCTACGTGGGCGGCATTCAGTATAAACACTTCTTACCCAACCAGACAGATAATAATTCTAAATCTTCACTTGTAATAGAACACAGCGGTGTTGTCAACGAATACACACTGCTAAAAAAACAAACTGTTAATTATGTTTTTGCAGCTCCAACTGGAGTGTGTGATGGAGCTTGTCCTGAAGACTACCCTTCATTCAGACAGTTGTATGCTACGGATATTCCTGATCTTAGCCATCAGTACGCTACACTTACGAAACTCGCAGTAGCGTCTGGAGATCTAATTGGGATTATGGATGCCAAAGATGCTGTTGTGGCTGATGAATTGGATACTAAGTATGTGGCTCTTTCTGGATATCTTATAGATTGGAATCGTGATAACAATGAAAGAATTGTATCTCACTTTATAGCTGAATCTGGAAGAGCAGACCAATTCTTTATTAACCATAGTGGAAGGTTAGACACTCAGTTTAATACATTTAGCGGTATATTTGATAACAAATTCAATACACTAGACAGCAAATTTAATGTTTTGGATAATAATTTTCAAGCTCTGGAAAATCAATTTGACACCTTTAGTGGCGTGTTCGATAATAAGTTTGAGGTGACGGATAATAAAGTTGACACTTTTAGTGGAGTGTTTGACAACAAAGTTCAAGTTCTTAATAATCAATTTGACAATTTTGTTGAAGATCATACTCCTGTTTATTTTAGCGCTGTTGGTAGTGGTAATAGTTTGGCGATGAATTCTTCAAGACAATACAGTTCTTTTTCTACATTTAATTTTGATATTGTAGAATCCAATTCTCACCCTGCTAGTTTTAATACGAATACTTATATCTACTCAGCTCCTAAATCTGGAGTATATACTATTAGTACAAACATAGTTGCTAGTGGTGGAGAACTTTTATCACCACTAGCTGAATTTAGATTAGTTACCAGTGGCAATCAAGTCTTGACAACTGGTAATATGCAGTATATTGGTGCTACTGATTTTCCTACTAGTGCTGGAAAAGTATGGCACGTTCCTCTGGCCTCTGGCGACAAAGCTTATATAGAAGCTTCAGGTAATTTTCTCGACTCAAGTACAATTAGTATACACAGGATATAACATGGCTCTTTCAATAAACCAAGATGTATTTGATAAATACTACGATGTTCTCGACTCTACTTTTGACATTTTTGGTGTCACATGTCAGTTGGTGTCTATAGAAAAAAGAGAAGAAATCGTTTACAATCCTGACAATAATCTACCAGATGTAAATACAATTAATGATCACAGAAGGGGCGGTGGAGACAGAAATGTTGGCACTAAGACTATTAAAGAAGTAGAAGTCTTAACAGACATTAAACTCAAAGTTTATTGGGATCAGAAACAATGGGTTGGAGTAACAGATTCTATGCAGGTTCCAGACTCTGCTGTACAAATCGTTGGCAAAATGTCCGATTTAGCATCTGTTCTAAGAGCTAAAGAACTTATTGTTCACAAAGATATTAAGGATAAAAAAGAACTTAGGTTTGTTCCAGATGGCGAATTCATTCCACTAGGATTAAAACAAGATAGATATTTTGGAATGATTTGGAAACGGTCATAATGTATATTAAATTATTAGATAGTACGGCCCAAATAGAATCAAAGATTAACAAAGCATTGGCAGAAGAGGTTAACAAAAAAATCAGAAATTATGGCCCAAAGATTCAAAGTCAAATAGTTCCTTTTGTGTCTTCTGCTATTATGAATCAACCTGAAGTTCAATCTTTAGTAGGTGGTTATCTTAGAGGAGCCTTTGGATTAGTAGACCCCAACAACAGCGTAGATGCTATTAGACAATCCGTAATTAATTCTGTAAGAGTTAGTGTTAAAACTTATGATGATAAATTAAAAGGTGGTGGTATAGATATAAATGTTCAGCCTTATGAACTGGCAGATATTTTATCTTTACCAGAAGGCCATGTGGTTTACGAAAAAGGAGATTTACATTGGCTTAAGTGGCTTCTTACTTTAGGAGATACAACCATAGTAATAAACTATGAATATGTACCGGGAGCTGGCGTAGGTCGTTCTGGTTTGGGGACAATGGAAAAGGGAGCTTCTTTTAGAGTACCACCAGAATTTGCTGGTACAATAGATAATAACTTTATTACAAGAGCTTTAATTAGTAAAGAGTCTGAGCAGTTTATTACCAATATATTTCAGCAGGTGTTCCAGTGAGTTATTTAAAAGGATTTAACGATGTCTTTGAAACGACGCTAAACAATGAACTACAAGATAATTTAGTAGAGTTCTTTGATTGGGGTTTGTTAGAAAAGGGCAATTACTTCAACGCTGAGTTGGGAGAGACTTCTTCTAACGGTCAAGATTACAGTAAGCTTACTTTATCCAACACTCAAAGCTACGCCAGCGGCAGGGCTTGGGAGGGGTTTAGGAAGAACTGGGTTTGGCAGTCTGGGATAAATCATTCTCCAGCTCCACTTGTTGGCTCTGACAATGCTATACCGGGAGTCTCTGGAGTTTATGTAAATGATACATTTTACCCCTCAGATACAACTGGTACATACGCTCATCATGTAGATTACTTTAATGGTAGAGTGGTATTTGATAACGCTTTACCAACGGATAGTAAGGTACAGGCAGAACATAGTTATAAATATATAAATGTTATATATGCTAATTCTTTACCTTGGCTAAGAGAGATACAATATAGGAGTTTAGACCTCAATGCTATAGATAATACGGATTTTACCCTTCCTTCCGAAATGAAGGTGCAGCTACCCGCTATTGCTATAGAAGTGGTTCCTAGACGAACTATGGCCCCCTACCAGTTTGGTGGTGGTCAATGGATTATGACTGATGTGTTATTTCACTGTTTGGCAGAGACTGATACTATGAGGAATACCCTTGTAGACATAGTTTCTTTCCAAAATGATAAAGTTTTTCAACTGTTTGATAACGACACGTTAGCGGAAAGTGGCGCTTTTCCAATGGATTATCGAGGCGTTCCAGTGTCTGGAGCATTGAGATATCCTGATATATTAGAAGATTATGGGACTTCAAAAACTGCTATGTTTAAGAACTCAAACGTGCAGGGCATGGAGCTGATAAACACTAATTTTTACGCTGGAATCGTCAGATCAACGCTAGAGACGATCAATACAAACATTTAGCGTTTTTGTGTATATGTATTTAGAGTTTCCTTTATCATAACAGGAGAAAAAATAATGGCAACAAATAGAATATTTTACGCTTGCCAAGCAGTAGGTTTTGGTGCAAAAGACGGTAATGCAACAGCAGCCCTAACCGGCGTTCAGTCCGTTGGCGTGAATTCCACGTTTGGTCTAGAACAGGTTTTCCAGCTTGGTCAGATTGAAATTTATGAGAATATCGAAGGTACGCCAGAGGTTGAGCTTACTATTGAGAGGGTTTTTGATAGTGCGAGCAACCTTTATGGCCTATACGCTGGTGCGAATAAGTCCATTACAGAGGTAGCAACACTGAGAAAATCAGTCACTCTTTGTGTTGTAGACGACACGAAAAGTGTTCACGAAACAGGCGCAGGGACCATTGGTGTAGAATGCACTGGTGTTTATATGTCTAATTACAGTGCTAACTTCTCTACAGATGGTACATCTAGTGATACAATCACTGTTGTTGGTAATCATCAGGCTTGGGGAGCAGAGACTCTCACCCTGACTAAAGCAGCAGGGACTGCTACTGTAGCTAAGAGGCAAAATTTATCTCTTTCTGCTGCTGGTATTGCAAATCAATCAGGTAAAGTACAAAGTGCTACAGTTAGCATCGACTTTGGTAGAGAAGATTTGCTAGAGTTTGGCAGTAAGACTCCTTACTTTAGAGCAGCTAGCTTTCCAGTTGAGTGTAGCGCAGAAGTTAGTTATAACGCTGTTGCAGCTAATCTTAATCACGGTCTTTTGAATTTCAGTGATGGTCAGACTACTGATGTTCAGTCTGCTGATTCAGCCATTAAAATCTCATATACCGCTGGTGGTAGCACTGGTAACGTTGGTATTTCTGGTCGATGTACTGGCATGAATTACAGTGGCGGTGACGCTTCTGGTGGAAACGCTACAGTTTCCTATTCATACACAGGATACAATAATTTTGTCTACGCTTAATAAGCTCAAAAATAAATAAGGAGAATTAAACATGTCAGTAATCGAAGCATTTAACGCATCTGGTGGCAGCGGCGTTTTTAATCAATCTACTGCGGGCAGCACTCTTAGTGCTGTACTTGTAGATAATACGGGTTTGGTATCAGCCGATGTAACGGCAGGTGACGGCTCGGAGATTATTTTTAATCTTTGTGATCACTTCAATAAGGTTATTGGTAGCGGCGATTCTGCTAAAGTAAGCAGCGCGCAAACTCAAACACTTTCAAACAATGTCCTAAAAAGAACCTACACGTTCTCTTTTGATCTGGACTTTGTTGCTAACAATCTTGATGTACAAGATGAATAGTTTCTGAATAAGTAATATTCAGGACGATAAAGGAAACAACTCTATGAAGCTCCCGTAAATGAGGTTTTGTTATGGAACAACATATGCGGGAGCTTTTAATTTATACTATACGTTCTGGTATAATTGTTAAAAATGGTTTAAAGATAATACCACCAACTATAGAACAATGTTTAGAAGCGGCTACAGTATATAAAGAAAGCTTTGATGAATTAAAATCACAAGGCGTTATGACTGAAAGGGATATGATAGGATGGATGAAATCGGAGGGCTTATGGCATAAAACAGACGACGATGAGGTAAAGAAACTCAGAGAAGCAATAGATCAGTCAAAAGTAGACATCTATAATAATCGTTATGATAAAAAAGAAGTACGTCGTCTTAAAAAAATATTACAAGTTACTAAACAACTTTTAGGCAGTAAAAACGCAACTAAAACTAGTTATTTTACAAATACTTGTGAAGGATTATCAGGACTAGAAAAGACATCCTATCTAATTAGTCAGACCACGTATAAAGATAATCATCTTTACAATTTTGAAGAATACTCTCTTAACGATGCTATTGGTTATTGGTCAGATCTTAATTTACAAGAATCTGAAATAAGAGACTTGGCGAGAAATGAGCCTTGGAAAACCATTTGGTCAAATAGAGATGTTTCAAGTTGCCCATTATTTATACAAGACGGCTTTAAAGAATTAACCTTTAGCCAAAAGAATTTGGTTATATGGTCTAAGCTTTACGATAACATACAAGAACATATGGAAGCTCCATCTGAAGAAGTTATAAAAGACGATGACATGTTAGACGGTTGGTTTATAGTACAAACTAAAAAACGAGAAAAAGATAAAAAAGAAAAGGATGTAGATTCAACGCTTGGCTCTAATGCTGGAAAAGATGAAGTGTTTGTAATGGCAAACCCCACAGATAAAGAAAAGGTTAAAGCTATCACTAATATGAATGATGAACAAAGCGTTTACATACGAGACGAAAGATTGTCTTATGTAGGAAAAGAAGGAGCTGTAGATAGAATAAAACTTCCAGATGTGCAGAGAAATCTCACTAAACAGATGTATGAAGAAATGAAGAAAAGGAAATAGTATTATGGAAAATTTCGAGGAAATGAGAAGAAACAGAGAAAGCTATAAAAAGAACAGGGACGATAAATATGCCCAAGGTTCTAAAGATAGACTTTCTAAAATTCTTAAAAAGAAAATACAGACGACTATGATTGGGGCTTTGAGTACTATAGAGGAAAGCTTTGGTTTCCTCTGGGAGTCTGACGATCAATCCGCAGAACAAAAACAGTTGATGAAAGATCTTTATGATAAAGTAAGATCACAGATTTTAGACAAAGGTAATCACCAAGCTAGAAATATTGATGCTGAGTTGTCTCAATATGATGTGAAGTGGTTAAAGTATCAAATAACAATGCCCGTTACACAAAAAGAGGAGTAGGATATGATTAAGGAAAAAACTAAAAACCTAGACGTTAAAATTGAGGAAGACGGAGGAGAAGAAAGGACGGTTAAGATTGTTGTTAAGAGACCGCCTAGTGATCTCATGTCAAAAGCTCAAAGAGTCGCAGCTAAGGCTTGGACTGATTGTGTCAGGGACGGCATTATGACTAAGAAAGAACTTGCCAAGTTTATGCGACAGCAAGGTATCTGGGATAAGCAGAAAGACTCAGAGCAAGATCAAATTACTAAAGACATTGTAGCTCTAGAGAAAAAATTGTACCTTGGAAAGAACTCTCAAAAAACCATGAAAGCTTCTGACGCTAAGGACATAGCCATAGAGATGAGGCAGAAAAGATCAGAGCTAAGAGAGCTTATTTCTGAAAGAATGGCGCTAGAGTCTAATACTGCTGATTCGCTTTCAGACAACTCTCGTTTTGACTTTTTGGTTGCTAACTCCACGTATGACGCTGATGGGGAATTGGTGTATAAAACATTAGATGATTATACTTCACAGTCTGATAGTGAGATCGCTTTTGCTGCTGCTAACGCTTTAGCTCAAATGATGTATTCTATAGATAAAGATTTTGAAGCTAATCTTCCAGAAAATAAATTCTTAAAGGAGTTTAATTTTGTTAATGATGAATTATCACTTGTTAATGACAAGGGAGAGACCGTTGATTTAGACGGTAACAGAATTAACAGCTTGGGACAGTATGTTGATAACGATGGCGGTAGGGTAGACAAAGACGGAAATAAACTTGATGAGGATGGAAATTATGTTTCACCCCTTAAGTATGTTGACGACACTGGAAAGCAAGTTAAAAAGACAGAAGAGAAGGTTACGCCCAAAAGAAAAACAAAAGCCAAGAAAAAAGAAGCAAGCGCGGACAGCTAACGGATAGAGTGTGGCTAGTGAGTTTAACATATGTCAAAATTCGTACTAACTGCACAACTGCAATTACAAGCTCCAAATAACGTTGGTCAAGTTGTAAATCAAATACAAAGCCAACTAAAGGGAGTTAATGTAAATATACAGGCACAGACTGCGGCAAAGGCACAGCAACAAGTCAACAATCTTTCTAGCGCATTAACTGATGCTGATAAGTCAGCTCAAAAACTAGGTAATAGTTTTAATGTTTCTTTAAGAAGATTTACAGCTTTAGCTGTGGCTACTAGGGCTGTTAGCTTATTCACTAACACTCTTGGTAATGCGGTTAGGTCTGCTATAGACTTTGAACGAGAACTTATTAAAATTTCTCAGGTTACTGGAAAGTCTATGCAAGATCTAAAAGGTCTTACGCAAGAGATTACTAGGCTTTCTACAAGCTTTGGCGTTGCGTCTGAGTCTATCTTGGGTGTCAGTAGAATACTCTCTCAGGCTGGTTTAAGCGCTAGAGAAACTAAAATCGCACTAGATGCTCTTGCAAAATCAGAACTTGCTCCTACCTTTGACAACATTACACAAACTGCTGAAGGCGCTGTTGCTATCTTCAATCAGTTTAAAAAAGGAGCTGGAGCATTAGAAGGCCAGCTTGGTTCTTTGAATGCTGTCGCTGGTCAGTTTGCTGTTGAGTCTGGTGACTTGATCGCTACTATTCGTAGAACTGGTGGTGTGTTTAAACAGGCTGGCGGTGATCTCAATGAACTTATCGCGCTGTTCACAAGTGTTAGATCAACTACTAGAGAATCTGCTGAAAGTATTGCTACTGGTTTACGTACTATATTTACTCGTATTCAAAGACCTCAAACAATAGAATACTTAAAAAAGTTTGGCGTTGAACTTGTTGATTTAGAAGGTAAATTTATTGGCCCATATAGAGCTGTTGGAGAACTTAATAGAGCTTTAGCTGGGCTTCAAGAAGGTGATATTACGTTTGTTGAAATTGCTGAACAGTTGGGTGGATTTAGGCAGATTGGTAAAGTCCTGCCTTTGATCAAAGAATACGCCGTTGCACAAGAAGCTCTTAAGGTTGCACAAGAAGGGTCTAATTCTTTAGCTGGTGATGCTGCGAAAGCTCAAGCTTCGTTAGCAGTTAGAATTGTAAAAGTTAAAGAAGAGTTCTTAGCGCTTATCAGAGGTATTAGCGAAACCAGCACATTCCAAACTATGGCTAACTCTGCTTTAAACCTAGCTAGTGCTATGATTAAGATAGCAGAAGCTGTCAAGCCACTTCTTCCCATACTTGCTACACTTGCTACAATTAGACTAGCTAAAGGTCTTAGTGGATTTTTAGGTGGAGTAATGGGCGGTGGAGGTGGTGGAGGCGGTGGTGCTATTCGTGGTTTTAACAGTGGAGGTATAGTTCCCGGCTCTGGTAATACAGACACAGTTCCAGCCATGTTAACTCCCGGTGAGTTTGTTATTAAAAAGAGTAGTGTTGGAAAATTGGGCGCTTCTAATTTGGCGGCGATGAATAGCAATAAATACGCTAAAGGTGGTATTGTTGTTGACCCAAATCAAGTTGGTGGATTTTTCCTACAACCATCACAAGGTATAGACAGGACAATTGGAATATCAGGCAAAGGAGAAATAACTAATCTTAATGTTTTGAAAAAATTAGGATATCAAACTCCTGATCGCGGAACTGACGAGGATTTCTTTTTTGCTAGTAGTCCAGCACAAAAAGCTAATATGCTAGGAAGAACAAAATCTAATACTTTCTTACATAACATGTCTCAAAAAGGGACTGTTGCAGATCAAAAGAGATTTCTTGCTGAGAAAAGAAAGTCTACTAATAAAAATGATCAAACAGCTGTTCAAAATTTTGACAGAGACTATGCAAACAGTAAAGACAAGGTTAGCAAAATTAAAAATACAGGAATGGCAAGAACTATACCTATCAGTGGCTCCATTGCAGGTTTCTTCCCCGGAGCTTCTGGAAGTATTAATTCAAGCGTTGCTAGTATGGTGAATGAACAAACTAGCGTAGCGTTAAAATCAGCCACTAATGCTGCCGCCATAGATGTTAATAAAACTCTTGATAACGTTAGACCAGAATTTGATTTGAATGATGGTATGCTTAAAGCTGCTGCTGATCGAATTTCTCAAGACGCTAACGCATTAGCTACTACTAGTGGTTTTGTATTTGAAGGTATTATTGACGCAATTACTGGAGCTAAACTCCAAGGGGATAAATCCAGATGGGATTTCAAGGGCGACTTGATGGCTAAGAAAGAAGGTTTATCCAAGATGTTTGCGTCTGATTCTTCTGCTTTTAGTGGAATGTTAAAAGCAGATGCAAAAAGAAGTAATACACCAAAGTCTATAGCAAGTATTGTTAAAAAAATAGTAAATGATATTAATGCCAACGATCAATCGGGATATACTTTCCAAAAGTTTGCTTCTGGAGGTGCTGCCACTGGAACAGATACAGTTCCCGCAATGCTGACTCCCGGCGAGTTTGTAGTAAACAAGAAAACTTCACAAAGTATTGGCTATGACAATCTTAATCAAATGAATAAGGTTGGCAAGTATGCTGCTGGTGGTATTGTTACTTCTCGCAGAAATACTTACGGACCTAAAACTGCTAGCAAACCCGCTACTTTCTCTGGAGCTGTCAGTAGTGGTCCTAGCGGGGCTTCTACTCAGATAACAACAAGTATTGAATCTTGGAATGAGGCGGTTAATGAGGGAACCAAGACCGTTAAAGACAATACTGATGTTAGGAAGAAAGGTCTTGTTGGTTTTGGTGCTATGAACGAAGGCTTGATTGCCACAAGTATGGCTCTGAGCTTCATGACTCCCGTTATTGATGAGAACAGTTCTTCGCTTGAACGATTTGGCGCTAACATGATTAGCTCTTTCTCTCAATTAGCAAACGTATCTCTAGCACTATCAGGCACATTCTCCTTGCTACAAACCCAGATGAAGGGCAATATTATTGCTGATATGTTTAAGGGATTAAATCTTAAAGATATGGGTAAGTTTCTTGGCGGTGGTGGTAAACTTGTTAATCGCGCTGGAACTGCTGCTCGCGCTGTTGGTACAAAAGCTGGTCTGGGCGCAGCAAATGCAGAGGGTGTAGTTGTTGCAACTAGAGCTGTTGCTAGCATGGCTGGTCCTGCTATTGTAGCTACTGGTTCAATTTTTGCCTTGACCGCTGTTATAGACAGTTTAACTGATAGGGCTACAAAGCTTGACAACGCAATTAAAGACGGTAATGCTGCTGCGGCAGAATCTATAGCCTTTGAAAAAGAAGGTGCTTCTGCTGTTAATAAGCTAGCTATTGGTTTTGCTGCTATAGGCTCATTCATTCCCGGCATTGGCCCTATATTCGCTGGGTTAACGGCAGCTGCAATTAAATTGGGAAGTGAGCTTCCTATTCTTGGACCTATGATTAAAACCACCGCTATGAGTCTAGGTTACTGGATGGGTGGTAAGAGTATTACTACGATTAAACTAGAAGCTGGAGCTAGGGCGCAGGCTGTAAAAACACAAGAAGCTTTGACTAATGCAAATAAAGAAGCTACCGCAGCTATGCGACAATTTAAAGAGGGTAATCTTTCAGCTATAGATGCAATGAAAAGACTTGACCCAGACGCAGCAACAGTGCAAGCAAGTGCAGATAGGTCTTCAGCCAGAGTAAAAAGTATAGAAGAGAATGATAAGTCTGGACCTGTAAGTGGATTTGGAAGAGGCTTTGCTCGCGTTGCTACATTTGGCGTTGCTGGTATGATGGGTATGGAGTCCGGCGGGCAAAGAAACGAAAGACTGTCAAAAGATCAGGAAGCAATTAAAGCAGATCAAGACAAGGTGGACAAAGATTTCCTTAGAAGCTCACAGCCTCTTACTGACAACGTGATGAGGCAAACTGCTAATACTAATGGTTCTTTTGAGCAGTATAAAAATAGCTTGTCTAAAGATACACGAGAGGCTATGGAGCGTCAAGGACAGTTTGATAAACGAGAAGACCCTGAAACCGGCGAGATGACTAAAGACTCTATACAAATGGAGGCTTTTGAAAATCTTAAAAAAGAAGCAGACAGAGTACGAGAATCATTTGCTGCTATGAACCTTGCGATGCAATCTGCTACAGCTGCTGCTAATGCTGGTGTTCTTGCTATTGACAATTATACCAGAAGCCAAGAGCTTGGTAGTAATACTTTAGATAGTACTATTCCAACACTAGAAGCTAGTATTACTTCTGCTGCTCAAGGTATATCACCAGATCAATTCAATTCTTCTCTAGACAATGCCAGTAAAACTCTTGAAAACTTAGGAGCTAATAGTGAACAGATAGATAAATTTAGAGGAAATTTAACAGCTGTAAATGCTGCACAGGCAAATATGCCTGCTATATTTGAGGCTACTAAAAAATCTATGAAGGAAGCGTTTAAGTCAGGAAGACAAGCCGCTGGAACGATGGGCGAGCGTAGATCGGCATTTGCAAACGCGACAGGTGATGCACTTACAAAGCAAGGGGTTGACGAGAAATCTGTAGAACGTCTGAAGAAACAAATTGAAGGTAGCGATATAAGTGACGACCAAATGAAACGTGTGTCTGAAGGCGACTTCTCTGCTTTTGAAGAAGTTATCCAAAAGGTGGGCGACAATGCTATGAAACAAGTGTTGCCAGCACTTAAGGCTCAGGCTGAAGCACAAAAGAAATTACTAACCTTTACTAAAGCAAGACTTGATTTAGAGAAGAAATTAATTGAAACAAAACAAAGATCTATTGATTTAGAAACAGAAGCTTTAAAAATACAATCTGAGTTTGGTGGTGCGTCATTTACACCAGAAGTTCAACAACAACAATTGTTAAAGAGATCTAATGTGGGAGTTGAAGGCATTAAGGGTGTCGGCTCTCAAAGTGGTATTGGGGCGGGTGACTTCAAGAGTAGAATTGATCAACTATCTAATCGTAGGGCAGAAATTTCTAGCGTTAGAACTGATCTTGCTGAAGGTAAGAGCAATGAACAGGCACGGGGTAAATCTGGCGTAGAGATGAGTGACGAGCTGGGCAGAATAGATTCGGCCCTAAAAGAAGAATACAACAGTATTAAAGCCGCTATTGATATTAGAAAACAAGAACTTTCAATTATTAAAGAGAAGAATGCTAACGAAAAGGCCGCTGCTGACGCTTTGATTGCTGGAGATGATGAGGCGTTCTTTGATAAGATGGGTACTGCTGGCGCTCAAGCCGCTATTGCTACTGGTGATAAGAGCTTAATGAACCAGTTCGGCCCTCAAGCTTTAGGTATGGCGGCTCAAGAAAACAGAAGGCTTCAAGAATCTGGCGTAGATAGTTTGTATGGTCAAAAACTTAGCGGTCCCGATGGCTTAACTGAAAGATCCTTTGGTGCATCTTTTGGAGCTATGGGAGTCGATGCTCCTGATCTAGCTAAGATTGCTGCGGGATCAACAAATGAAGAAGCTGCTAAAGAATCTGAGATTAGAGAGTTGGCGGGAGTACTACCAGACTTAGGCAAGGCTATGGTTGATGCTGCGGCAAGAGACCTTGAGATAGCTCAGAAACAAGAAGATGCAGCTCAAAAGCAATATGACGCTGCGGTACTACGTACTAAGGAAGCTATGAATGCAGGAGAAGAAGCTAAAAATACTGCTGAAGTTAATACTAAAGTTGCTAATATTAATACTGATAAAGTTTCTGAAAGTGGTGACGCAGCTAGTACAGGTGCTAAAGACGGTGCGGGTGGTGCGGGTGGTGCAGGCGGTGGTGGCATCATAGGTGCAATCAAGGGCATATTTGGCATGGGCGGTGGCGCTGTAGCAAACGCTGGCAACATGGCTAAGAATGCTATTGGTATGGGCAAAAACTTTGTGCAAAGTGGAGGTGCTGGAAACCTTGCTTCAAGGATAGGAACAGAAGGTGGAGAGATACTTTCTAGAGTTGGCTCAAGAATTGGTCAAACAGGAATAGGCAAAAACTTTACTGCTGGTAGATCTTTAACTAGAAGTGTTATGGGAGGTGTGGACAATGTTCCTAGACCAGCTGGTATTATGCAGAAAGCTGGAGGAATGTTTGAAAGATTAAATCAAGCTTCTTACGGAGATGACTTTGCTCCTAGCATGATGAAAAGGGGTCAAAATTTATTGAATGCTGGCAAGAATAAAGCTGGTAGTTTCTTTGGTGACATGGCGACTTCATTTGGAGTTGGTAAACATGGCTATGGTCTTGAAGGTATGTCTCGTAGTGGAAAACCGGGGGTTGTGAATAGAGCCAGTAATTTTGCTGGTCAAACTATGAGAAAAGTTGGTCAAAGTCAATTCGGACAAAAAGCAGCTCAATTTGGTTCTAATCTTTATCAGAAAGGATCTAATTTCTTAGGTGGTGCAAGAAATATGGCAGGCAATATGGGTGGCGGCTTGATGGAAATGGCAGAAAAGAATGCTCCCGGCTTGATGCAAAAGGGTCGCAATGCCATTGGCGCGGGTAAAAATTTCTTCCAAAATACTGCTCCGCAAATGATGAATGCTTCATCACAGTATTTACAAAAGAATGCTCCGGGTATGCTACAAAGTGGAAAGAAAATGCTCCAACAAGGAACAGAATTCGTGGGATCAAAAATGGGTAATCTTAGTAAGATGAAGATCCCCGGATTAGATAAAATTGGTCCATCAATTATGAAGAGTCTGTCAAAACTTCCGATGCTTGGAAAGATGGCTTCTAGTGGAGCCAAGGGTATACCGGGACTTGGAACTGCTCTTGATGGAATTATGGAAGCGGGTTCCTTTATATCTGATCCTAAAGCTTACCATGAAGATAAAAAGGAAAAGACCGGAAGAGACTTTGGCGGTATGATGGACAGTTGGGGAGTAGGATTCTTAAAAACTGGCACTCAGTTTGATGCTGCTCTTGCCACAGTTCTTGGTGGTCTAGAAGGATTCTTAAATCCTGTAGGAAAAATTGTAGAAGGTTTCTATAATATAGTTGGTGGTGCTGGGGATTTGGTAACTCTTGTAAAATCTTCGCTAGACGTTGCAGCAGCAGAAGAGAGAACTTCTGCAAGCATGAGCGAAACATCTAATAAACGTGCAGCGGCTGTTGGATTAGAGGGTGGAACAGAAAGTTTTGAGAAGTTAGGAGCATTAGATAAGTCAGCAGCTAACCAAAGAGCTAATATGCTTTTCAGAAGGAATGAGGCGAATGCAGCTGGAGGAGATCGTTCTAAATTCTTAAGTAGTACTGGCATGTCAGAAGAAGACTTTACCAATACTTATGGCAAAGATGCTAGCATGAAAGATGTTAAAGAGCAAGAACAGCAAATGATTGATACAGACATTAAGGGTAGACAAGACACAAGAAATAGAGAGAGCTACTTCTATGGTAGTGGTGAATCAAGTGACTTTGACAAGGGCGTTAAAGAACAATTAGCAATCAGACAGGCCGAGAAAGATCAAGCAGCGTCTACGCCAGAAGCTACCAGTGCAACAGAAAGCCAAGCTGAGTCTCAAAAACAAGCTGCTGAAGCTACTAAGGAAGTTGCTAAAGAAACCAAAGAAGTTAAAGAACAACAATCTAAAAGTCCATCAACTAGTACATCTGTAGCTGCTCCAACTCAACGAGCAGCAGAAGCTCAAGCTGGTGTAGCTTCTGGAGCTGGATTAGACCCAGAAGTTATGGAAAGGTTTAGTTCTGCTCTTAGTAAGTTTAACACTGATTTATCTGCCAATATAGATAGACTAGAAAATACTTCAATAAAAATTACTTTAGATAATACTAATGTAAGTGTAAATATAAATGACGGTGGCATACTAGCTCGTTTAGAAAACCTTATGGGAAATGTCGTCAAACAGAAGGTTGTCGAAGAATTAAGCAAGACATCTCGTAATCCTGATGGAAGTCCAAGACAAACTGATAGTAAGATGGGATAATAAATATGGAATGTTTCGTAAGTACTCAACGAAGTGTTAGCAGAGGTTCTAGCAAACTGCAAGTTGGGTTAAACATAGGTCACGTTAGAAACACTAAAGAAGCGACCGCCTCCAATGCCACTCTTGAGTTCAGGCATAAGTCTGACTTAAAATCTAAATCAAAGATAAGATCTTTGATGTCTGTTCTTGTTAATGTTGGGTTTTCCAATTCTGTTAATAACCAACAGTCAAACAATAATTTTGGATCTTCACATTTAGAGCCTGTCAACGCTGTAAATGGTATTAGTTTTAAATCCAAAGGTAAGCTTAGTATAAATGATACAGAAGCTACAACTTCAAGAATTATTGGCAGCAGCATAATTGGTGGTTTATTAGCAGGTCTTGGCGGCTCGAATCTTAGTAATAGCACTGCTGTGCCTGCATTCATATCTTGGGAAGGTCAAGGATACATAGCTTCACAGCCAACCGTTGTTGCTAACTTTGGCGCTGTAGAAACAGGTGGTATTGTAGAAAGCAGTAAGTCCACAGTAAGGATTAAAAATGGCGGTATAAGATTCTGGAAATTATGTACAGAAAATTATTGTATGCCTGTGCCAATATCTTTGTTTGCAAATATAAAGATAAAAACTAAAGTAAATAATACATATACAGATAAAATAGGTGGACATACTGATCAGATTAATAAGTTAGAAAATTTTACAGCTACTCAAAAATTCTATCCTATACGAGACATAGTGACGTTTAAAAATAATGTTGGCTTTGTTGATAAAAATTTGTCTCCTAGTGGTCTATACAAGAGTGTTGATGAGGGATTATTTACAGGCAATTATACTAAAAATAATAAAACAAGCATTAGGATAAACGACGAACAAAATACTTTTATCCAACCATCATCTATTTATTCTGATGGCGACTTTACATATAAGTGTGAATTAACACCGCCAGCAATTAAACCTATAGAAAACTTTTTGTTCATTAGAGCGTCAGCTCCTATGGCGGTTTTTGAATCAGAAGATGCTCCAGAATTTAAAATACATAACATTAGATGGGAAGATCCCTCCGGTAATTTAATTGCAAAATACAAAGACATCACATTGACAGGCGATGGAGACTTTGATCAACAAAACGAAAAATATAATTTTGCAACATATGTAACAGAGCCAGAATACAACAATGCGAACAGGCATAACTGGGATGAACTATGTCCTATATTTGAAGAAAATAGTGGATACACTTTGAATATGGATTTCAAAGCTACTTGTAGTCATGACCCATTTAGTGTAGAATTTGACAAAAAGGCATATGAAAATCAATGTGAAATTAACGAGTTGATTGGAGGAAACAATGATTACTTAGCTCTGGATGGCGCTCCAATATCTGCTCAGAGTCAAGGGTTTGAGTTTACGCCCAACGCTTCTATTAGAATTTCAAATATAGAGATTGCAGCAAGCGGTTCAATTAATGGTCGTCTCTCAGAAAATTATTTTAATCTACACGCCGAGTCTATTAAAGAAGGCTTATCTCTTGAAAGAAAGTTGTATCCTTCTAAAATTCTTCCTAACGAATTTAGCAATGGTATACTTCCAGAAGTTAATAGTGTTTGGAAATCTTCAGCTCATAATGGCAAAGTTTATTACAATAATGTAAAAGAAGATTTAGAACAACTGAGTAAATCGCTTAATGATTTTGTTAGCTTTAGGTCCATAGAGCTTATTTCGACATCTCCAATTGCAGATTCTGGTAAGTTACAAATTGTATATTCTCATCAACCATCTACAAGAGTTGTGCAAAAATCAGGTGGCGCATTCAGTATTGGGAAGCTCAGACTAGATAGTAATTTAGATCTTGCTAAGTCTAGTGTTGAAAAGGTAGAACAAGAATTCTATACAATAGAATCTATAGAGTTAAAAGTTCTAGCTAAAAAATCTTCTACTTCTACAAGAGATTTTACTTTGGACGTTGTAGGATATTGCGATGACGGTCTTTTCAACGTTACGTCTGCTGTTGATGGTTTCTTGCAAAATTCTACCACTGGCGTTGGTACTATACCAGTTTCTTCTGGTTTTGATAATTCAAATTATCTAGCTAGATCTTCTGAAGCTATATCTTCTAGAGATGAATATTTTGAAAACAGATTAGTTGCTAACAACCCCGGAGGTGATCATCATTTAATTACAGCTTCAGTACTCAAAATTGGTGAAGACGAAAATGGAGATGAAGTTAGAACACCTTCTATGGTAGACAGTACAGAGTACAGTCAATACATCGTTCCTTTGCAAATTAGTCCTAAGCTTAATGAGCTAGGAACTCCAGATACATATAATATATCTCCATTCTTCGAGGCTTTACATCTTGATATTTATCCCCTTCCTGTTGGCGCTGTTATAGCAAAAGCAGAACTGATAATAAAGTATAGACCTTCCGCAGCTATGCAGTTACACACCTTTGGACACGGAGGTATAGAAATCTCTAGAAGGTCCAATGGATTATTTGCAGCTGCTATGGGAGAGTATGATCATAAGTTAAACGCTGTTGTAGGCTCAAAGCCTTTGTCTTTAATTGAGAATATACCTCATGGATTTAAAACACCTGACACAATCAAAACTAATTATTCCAAGAGGTGGAGAGGTGTAGATGGCGTGTCTAGATCAGGACCGTTTGATCCTCCCGCTTTTGATGAAAGCTTTTATAATCCGCAGTTGGAAAAACCTTTCATTAATGGTTACTATACCTTTAGAAATACAGAAGATAATACTATATATCCTGATGATAGTTCTACAACAAATAGTGGAATATTTAATGGCCTGCTTTCTAATAATATTATTAACAGTGTAGGTTTTAGATTCAGAACAGACCACCTGTTCTCTTCTCAAGAAAGATCGTACACTACTATTGATTGGACATCTTCTGGTCACGAATTACATGGAAAGATAACTGACTCTTTTGAAAACGCTTTAAGAGTCAAACAGTCTAATGCCAATGTTAATTTTGGTAACATAGAATGCTCTGGCGGTTTTTCTTTATTCACAAGATTTTCCCCAGACGTTGACGTTAGCGGCGCTGATTATAACTTGTTTAATAATGGTGTTATTTTATCTAAGTGGGATTCTGGAAAAGATTTAGAACTAGCAATTGGTTATAAAGATGGTCATATTGTTGGTTACGCTAGAGATATTAATGGTAATAATATAGAAGTTAAAGATACATTAACTTATACAGACTATCAATACCCAGTACCAGTATTGCTTACTTATAATGACAATGATTCTAAACGTTTAAGGTTATACACAGATAATGAAATTATAAACAGTGGAAGTTTTGATATACTTAGAAGTTCTTCACAACCATTTACAATGGCTAGTGGAGACAGTGATTTAATACTTGGTCATTCATACGGATCTGGCATTGGTATGAATGCGTTTGTTACAGACGTAGGTGTTTCTGAAGATATTACTTACGGATCTATATTAGTAAATGGAGATGTTGCAGATGCGTCTAAACAACAAACCACAGCTGAAAGATTCTTTGATTCTTTTAGATCTAAGTTCTGGAATGATGGCGAATCATATAAAAATGATAGATATAAATTGTGGGATTTTGTAGATGAAGATTCTAACAAGTGGCACATAGGAGCATTTAAATATTGTGAATTTGGCCCAGATTATGACACGCTTACAAGGAAAATAGGAAACGATTATATTGTTCACAATTTCAAGACTGACGGTGGCAGCTACGAGGATAATACTCAGCTCGCCCTTCCAAACGATATTGTTACGTCTGGACTAGCATATCATACCCAGCTTGAAAACGATATGTTCAGAATGCATCTCTCAGACACTTCAGACAAGATGTTGTCAGTAGCTCCAAGAATTTCTAAAGCCTTGCCAAATGGCTACAATTTTGCAAAAGATGCCATTGCGGTAGACACGGTTGTTGAGCATGAAACAACTAATGACATTACGTGGCCCGATGGAAAAGTGGGACCAAGACTTATTGTTAGTTTGTATACCAAGACAAAAGAAACAGACTTGTTTGACAGCGAGAATTGGGGTCTGCTTAATAGGGACATACATTATATTGGACCAAGAGATTGTTGGCAAAAAATAATTAGTGAGTTTACTATAGATAGCTATAGAGACACTGAGACAGAACCTTGGGCTAATTTTGATAGACAACAAATTTTAAAACAAAGAGGTCACTATTTATCTTCTAAAGATATGAATGATATGTTTGTTCAATATGACTTAGCATATCCTTCTGGGTCTTACGACTCTAAAATTAGAATTCACTCATCTCACGTAAGATTAGAAAACGCTCTTCATCTAAAAGACGTTACTTATATAGACGACTTTAACCTTCACGTTACTAGCGAAGCTATATCTTTTGGACAGATGAATCTTTCTGTCTCTGAGAAAGGAATAATTGATACCCCTTCCAGTGGTCTTTCTTTACATACTGCTGGTCTTCCTTGGACAAAAATAGATTCAAGTGGAGTAGGTTATTTCGGGCCACCACTTTATACTTCAGCTACTTACTCAACTGATTTCCATGATTATGATCTACCAGATCCACACCTTGGTTTGTATTTTCATTCAGTCACTGGAATTAAAGTAGAACCCCCAGAACAATTTAATTTACATACTATTGGAATTATGTCTTGGTTTGGAAATTCTAGTTCTAATAATGGAGGTTTCTTTGGTGCGCCGCAGCAACAAGATAATGCTATTTTTAATAGCGACCCTGTTTTGTTTGGCTCGTCTGAAGTAGAGACAGATGACCTTGGCAGTTATGTAAATTTGCTACTTGATTTTGAAGACGCTAATGCCGGATCAAGAGATCTTAGTGGCAAAAATAATGGTAGTAGCAACATGACTAGAGGAGGGTTTGCTGCTGCTGCTGGATTAACTTATTTAAAGAAATTACCAACTAGTGATCTGTATCGTAATTTTGGTACACGGTCTCTTAGGGTGTTTGATCAAACAGCCGCCACCATAGGGGAAGCGCAAACACGTTATGGAGCAAACTTTAAGACCTTAGCTTTAGATCCAAAACTTTGGACTTCTAAATGGACTATAGAATTTTTCCTACGTATACCAGACCCATCATCATTAGTTTCAAAACCAGCACCTAATACAAACTGGTTTACTTCAGCTATTTTTGGTAGAAATTACAACACGTTTGGTGCAGCTGGTGCTGCCCTGTACTCAAGTGATCAAAAATCATCCTCCCGAGAGCGTTGGTATACACTGAGAGATCAACAGTCCTATAGTACTGGATATAGAGCAGACAATATTGGTTTTAATACCATAGAAACTGGCATGAGTTTTTCAATTAATTACAATGCTACAGACTCTTCTAATCTTAATGCTATCGAATTTACTGGACCTTATGTACCATCGCACACGCACTCGTTTACATTCGATTATTTTAGCACTTTTCCAGAAGCTCCTTTAAGAACAGATGATGATTTTTCTAATAATTATTTAGAGGAAACATGTCGCGCTCATCGTATAGTATCCCCCATAGTTGTTGATTATGATAAGTGGCATCATGTAGCAATTTCAGCTACTGAAGATAAAGTATATATTATATTAGATGGAGCTATCGTTGGTGAAGGAACATATTTTGGGTGGCCCGACATAGAGAGTCTTGTAGAACCAGACTACTTGTTGTCACAAGCTCTTGAAAGAAATTATAGCACAATATATCCTGAGTTTAAAATTTGCCCAGACATGAGAACAGGTTCGTATAATAACGACGACCCATCAGATCCAGATTATTCTATATACCTAGATGATATAAGAGTTACACTCGGTGCTTCTAGATCTTCGTTTGTTGATGGTATTTTGCAAACAGTTGTGCCAACTCCACCAGAGGGAGTGTTCCCAATTGAATACAGCTTACCAGATCCATCGGTAAACGCAACCACATCTACCACTATACCGCCGCCGCCGCCGCCTACGTTTTATAAAGATACGGGATGTACACTATTTTTATTAAACAAAGATAGATTTTATCATGATCATTCAGAATCAGAACTAGACTTTTTCTTACGTGGAATAGATTCTACTGGAAATGAATCTAATCAACTTAATCAAGATTGTAACCTTTACTTGTTTGGAGGTGGCAGTCGTTACGCAAGTACTGGAAGTATTGGTCCATCACAAAGAAGGACGAAAAGTAAAAAAGAAAAATTCAATCTATATGTAGAAATTGACAGAATTGAAACAGAGTATGGTGGTGAAATTGTTGATGCTACATTTAATTTATATGTTAATGCGTATGATCCTAGCATAGTAACATCTAGTGGGCAGATGTCTTTGCACACGTTAAATGTGGGTCAACTTGGCTGGGAAAATTATTTACAGACATTTAATTGGAACGATCAAAATACTGGAAGTGAGATTGTATTAGCAGATAATGATTTGCTTTCGTTAGAAGCTGATGATGAAATTAGAGGCGTTATCACAATGTGTCACTCATCATGTGATAACAATAAAGGTTGTGATGAACCAGACATTATTACTCACGATACGCTGTGGTACTCTCAAGACTGTGTAAACGGTGGAGTGATTAGACCTAAGCGTGTATACAACAACCCTAATGTAACAGCATTTAACACTATTAGTAGTGGTTATGATAATAATTATTACGGTGTTAGAAAATACACAAACCTTATCCCCGGCGGTCCTTACAGCTTATTTATAACTGCTAAAACTGGAGATGATGGAGTATTAGATGTACCTAGAGAAATATCAGAATGGGGATATGGGACTAATGATGAAGTAGATTATTCTGGTATTAAAATTGTTCCTCCAGATCCAGATAGAGCATTGAATGATAAGTTTGGATATTCTGTAGATGTAGTAGACGACTTAATGGCTGTTGGTGTTCCTAATTATGATTTAGTAGAACATGACGGTTCTCTTGTTCCTAATGCTGGTAGTGTTTTCATATACAGAAGAAATCCTGCTCCTACCGGAAATGATTGGACTGATCAGCCTGATCAATCTAGCTGGTCCTTTGAGTCACATTTATCCTTACCAAGTGGTTATTTGGTGGATTCATATAGAGAAGAACCAATTGAAATAAAATATAGAGAGCCGGGAGGAAGGTTTGACACAGTTCTTGGAACGGGATACCAAAGATTTTGGTCTGTCGGACAAAAGGGTAGAGAGTTAGGGCATTCAGTTTCAATATCAAAACATAATGGTAAGGAGATTGTAGTTGCTGGAGCGCCGGGAGCTAAATGGAATAGAACGTTTGAAACAGCTGAACCAGAACCAGTTAATATAGTTTTGTTTGTATTTACTGATGAGTTTATTCCTTGCTCTCCGTTTCCTAGAAGCTTTTCGGGGCGTAACAGAAGTACAATACCTGATGACTTATTGCCAGTTATAGAGAAAAAAGATCTTATGTTTAGATACTTTTCCGACCCTCCTATACGTTTTAATGTAGAAATTATAATATGCGAAGGAGTACTTGGTACTAATATACCAGCTGGTCCTGATTGGTCAGAGGCTCAACTTGAAGATCCAGATTTTATATTTAAAAAACAAGTTCATAGAGTATATGGCTCAACTCCTTCTGAAATCGAAAGAACAAATGAACAATTATTTACAGACTTGAAGGAAATATATAATGAACGTTATTACCAAGACTCATCTAAACAAAATAGTAATCAGCCCGCTATAGTTGGATTCTTTGTAGACACATCGTTATCTTACGGCACAAGGGCTGTTGGTTCTACTAACAACACTTCCATTGAAGGCGATGGTGGATTAGAAAGATTTATGAGTTGGGTTTCTCAAGAAGCTTATGATAATGGGTTGGTAAATCATTTAAATCAACCCGCTAGACCTTCTATAGTTACAAGTATCGGCGGTAACGATGGCAGGGATGATACAACCGATAGTGATGATGATGGAGGACGTTTTGAAAATAAAGAAGTTTGGTTTAGTCAAGCTATAAGTTTATTAGATTCTACTTTAAATATAAACAGGTTGATAGAAACACTAGATTTTAAATTATTTGCTGGATCTAACTTTGGTACATTTAATCCTTCAACACCCGGATTTAATATAGCTCCTCCTAGTGGTGGAGCTGTGTTTGTATTTGAAAAATTTGACGATGGTTGGAAAACTATACAGAGAATTGATTCCCCTACTACTAGCAGCGCTGTTGCTGTGGATAGATTTGGTCATGATGTAGCGATTAGCGAAGACGGTAGTGCTTTAGTAATAGGTTCTCCATACATGTCCTCTCAAGTTAGAGTTTATGAACAATCTTATGGTTATGGTTCTTTCAATTATTTTTACGATTATTTTGGAAATTGGGTACAACGAGTTGGAATCAGCGATGTTTTAGAATTAAGAGAAGCTAAAACTTCTTACTTGTTCAAAAAACGCACTGCCATTAATGCTACGGGTCGAAGACAAGCCGCCGTGGAAGTATATGACAACCTATCTCCTAGCGGTCAATACACTTACAGACTTGCTTACAATGATGTGTATACAGGGTACTCCTTGTCCACAGAAATAAATGATTCTCAAATAAATCCTAATCACTCTTGGAATTGGCTAACTTCTAAGTATATGCCTAATCCAAGACTAGGTTATAGCGTGGACTTAAATGAGGATGGAACCTTACTTGCTATAGGGTCTCCAACTGATAGTATTGGCGCTACTGACGCAGGGCTTTTATGGTATAAGCCGGGACGAATGGCTAGTGATCCACAACAATGGTTTTCTAACGTTAATGCTGGTGCTGTAAGAGTTTTGCAGGCTAGAAAATATTTCGAGCATGACAAAGTTATGCAATTCGGAGCGTGGGGTAACTTGCATAGATCTATAGAAAAAAGTAAATATCTATTGACAGATAAAGATTTAACTATTGAAGATGCTGACAATCACTTGGATAGATACTATGATGAATTATTTAAAGCTACTTATGGCAGTGAACGATATGTAGAAAGTGGATTTGAAGATCCAGAAATTCCACCAGAAGTTGGGTTACTATTTATAATCACTCCAGAGATAGATAGGCTTAGTAAAGAATACATAGATAACATTCAAAATTGGTTGGGGCTAGGTGATAGACACCTTGTATTAGTGGGTGATGATCCCGTATTTGAAACTGATCAATACGGAAGAAGTGGAGCATACTTTAATTCTAATTCTATTATTAACAGGCTCTTGACTAACTTGGATTCTAGAATGAGGTTATATCCAGCTGCTAGTAGATATGAGTCTATGGTAGATCAAGACACGGGTATATATTATAACAATATACCATCCTTTGTACCATCAAATACTACTTATACGTATGTGTCGGGTGGAAATATGCGAGGCTCTGGGGTTGCTGATATCAGATTGTATGATGAAAACATCTATAGAAGTTATAGCTGTAGCAAACCTAAAGTAGACAATATACTTCAAGGGTTAGATGAACTTGCTTCTCTTATAGCTGCCGGTAAGCAGCAAGGTTATTTTGAACTTAATAACAGATGTAATCATGTCATTAAACACGAAGGAGACCTTAGAGCAGAGTGGTCAGATCAGTGCTTTGATTGTCGTAATAATAAAGTTAATTTCAAAGTTAACCTTGCTTTAGTTTATGGTACTCATAATCTTCCAGAGACTTATAACTGTGGGTGCTGTGATGATGCTATACCTTGCCCAGAATATCCAAAGAAAAATTATGAACCTATTCCTATTTTAGCAGCAGCAGAAAAGAAAATTATTACAAAGGTTATACCAGCTACTGGACCCCGTTATAGACAAGTAAAATATATATCTGGATATGAGACTGTTGTTGATTTTCCTGAGTTTGATGATAACAATGTGCATACAGAAATAGAATTTGGTATTACGCATGACAGTGGTAACTATACATACTTGAATTATAATGAATTTGGAACAGAATCTAATAGTCTATTCTTTGATAAAGATAATCCAATTTTAGAACAAAATAATAAAAATGCCTTGTTCATGGCAAGATCTGAAATATTGGAAGAAACAGAAGACTATAATGTAGAAGTTCAAGATACATTTCCAATTTGCGTGGAAGAACAATTGCTAAATACTACTGCCAAGATAGTTGTTATGACCACAACTGAGTTTGAATCTTCACGGTCTCTATCTTCTGGTGGTGACACAAATGTTATCTTCTATATGAACCTTTTAGATAAAACATCTAATGGAAACACTAGAGTTGCACAACTGGGTGGTTGGACGGAACGAACATCTTTTGTTGATGGTTATGATGAGTCTAGACTTGCCAGCACGTTCCAGTGGGTATTAAACTATGAAGTATTTGAAAATGTACAGATGTCACAGATAAATCAAGTAGCTTCTCAGTTTGATGTTTTATGGATAGCAAATACTGACAATATTCCTAGTGACCAAGAAGCAGCACAGTTAAAACTGTGGCTTAATGGCGCAGAGAATAGAAAGATCGTAATTACTGTTGGGCCACGTATGAGTCGAGACATCAATGAAAATTGGGATAACAGTTTGGGGGAAGAGATTTTCAGCAGAGTAGCTAAGTTACAAACCACCTTGTCTAAACTAGGATCAAATATTAGACCTTTGTATTTAGACAGTAAACATAAGTATGCAACATTGGAGGATACAGGACTTCCAAGCTTGCCTCTACAGAGTATACCTCGTGGCACAGGTAGCCGTATAGATGGCCTTGTTATAAATCGTTTTAATACTAACTTTATAGAAGGTAAAAGAGGAGAACTTTCTAAGTTAAATAGTGTAAGCGATGTGTTTGTTCAAAAATATTTGGCAGTTTGTTTTGAAAATAATTTCGCTGTTAATACTCTTCTATATTACGATGCAAAAATTGTTGATAAAAGAACTGCTGACACTGGAACCCCCTTTATGAGAACAGGTACTGCGAGGATTGATTTCCCAGTAGAACCTGAACAAACTTATAGAATGTTTACAACTTTTTCATCTGAACGTAGATCTGAAGAGCGAGTTCTTGGTGTTTATGTTAGCAATGTCAACGGTGCTGCGAATATTATCACAACACCGCTAAATAATGAAATGTCAGAATTAAGAGATCCATTAGTTTACGGGGGAGATAGTTATATCACAATTGACTCCAAATATAGCATAGGTGAGTCTCAGTATCGACAAGGGCCACAAGAGGAAGCATCTACTATAGATGTTTGGCCTATAGGAAATTATGGAGGAATAAACTATACGCATCATTTCGACTTTACTGTTCCATCTGGCGCTTCTGGTATATCTGTATACATACAAGGTGATAATTATGGCGTAGAAACAATTGACCCAGAATCAATATTCACTCAAAGATTGATAGGTATATCTGGAGTCAAGATAGGAACTATCACTAAAACTCAACAGCGACCAATTTATAGCACAAGAACAGAGTTAGTTTCTGAAGGCACTCCTGCTTCTATTAGTACTAGAGAAGTAATACAAGAAATTAGTTCTGATAGCAGTAAATATTGCCCAACTGATTTTTGTCGTAGCGAAGAGGGTTTTGGAACTCCCGGCCCAGAGCTTGCAGACGGACCAGTTACAGCTGCACAAGAAATTTATTATCAGAGACCTTTCCTAACTGGTGCTGAAAAATCTAGAATTACAGTCATTAGTGATGCCAGCCTAATTCAAGGAAGTAATGTTAGACTTCCTGACAGAGAGAATTGGATTAATGGAGATGTTATATCGTTCTTAAGAAGTCTATATCCAGCGGATTATAGGAGTGAAGAAAGTGATGTTTATTACGAGGATGAATATGGAGGAACTTTAAGATATGAAAGTATGTTGAAAATTGTTTCTCCAGAAAAAACTAGTCCTGCTAAATTAATGAGTTCTGAAATTAATAGTGGATTTAATAATCTCTTTGGAGGTTATACTCAGAATTCTATTAAAGATCCGAGCCGGTTTGGTAATGATGAAGCTTCCCTGACTTATCCGGGCAGACCTTGGCTTGCTCCACTTGAACCAGCAAGGGCTAATGCGCCAAGCTACCAGACATTTAAAAGTCCAATGCCACCAATTGATGATGTTGCCATAGAAAATGCCAGACTTGGAAGAATATCTGCATTCTCTGGAGATATGGTTTCTATGGGAACTTGGTGTAGATTTAAGGTTGATATTGACGGCGTAACATATGAAGACAATGGCTATGGAGAAGGTCGCAACTCCTTAATGAAAACATTTGGATATGACTTTTTAGATTTCCACGAAATGCAACCTCACATGTCTGGTTATCCGGGCGACTTATTCGGATATAAGGTAAAAATACATAAAGGTGAAGTTTATGTTTCTGCACCTTTTGCTGCTTTCTCTGGACAGAACATTACGTCTTGGGATGAAGTTGTAAATAACTCTCCAAACACACCTTTATTAAATGCTGATTTAGGATCTAATGGTGGCGCTGGATCTGTTTATAAATTTACTAGAGATTATAATCAAACAAATGTTACCAACTTGTCAGTTCAAACGGCTTGGTCGTGTACTAGGAAATTTAGACCAGACACATTAAATGCTGGCGATCAATTTGGCATGTCTTTTGATGTTGATGGTGATGTTCTAGTTATCTCAGCACCATCTCATGATGGAACTGCTAACATAGTAAAGACGGCTGATGTCGGAGCTTCTGGGGAATTTGTTAGAAAAGAATTCAATGATCAATTTGATATAACACAAATAGATAAAAACGATTTTGCTATTGGTGGCTCAGGCAATCAAGGAGCAGTTTACACTTATGAAAATAAAATTTCTGATTGGGGATCAAAGAGACAAGATTGGGTATACATACAGAAGCTTATACCTCAAGGTTACAACTCTGTAAATGAAAATGATTTCTTTGGAAGATCTATTGCTCTAGACAGAAACGCTAGATCCGATCAAGATTATACATTGGTAGTAGGTAGTCCTTCTCATTCTTATGGTTCTGGAATCTCGTCTCAAATACTATCTTCTGGTGGAGCTGTTTACAACTATGACGCAATGCTTAGAAGACAAGCTCCTTCCTTTTCTCATCCAGACACAAATTTAGCTGGCAGAATATTCGGAAGCATGAACGTACAAGATCATGAAAAATACCTTCTGTTTGATTTCAAAAACGGCACAAAAACAAACAACAATCTATATCAAGGTGGTATAGTATATGCTAACGAAAAGGGTGAAATATTTGTAGAAGCTTCAGGACAAGATTCTAATCCAAAGGGATATGTGTCCCACAGGCCATTTATCGAACAAATTCATGGAGCTTATTACTTTGGAACATTTTTGGCAGGATATAATAGATTATTCATAAGCGGAAAGCCTCCTTCTACGTCTTCTAGTATGAATCTCATTAAGCCTTCCGGTATAGGAAATGTGTATAATGATATAGAACTAAGGTTGAATACCTTTGGCGTTTTAGGAATAGCCGATAATTCTGGAGATGATATTTTTAATCTTTCTATATCAGGAAGTGTAATGGAGAGTATCAATAATTCTGGCGATCCATTAAATATGCACGTTGAAACTTCAGCATCCGGCGTAGATGAAATGATTTTACATACTAAGGGTCACTTCCAAGTATAACCCTTTTAATAAAATACATAAGGAAAATAAAAAAATGTCAACACCAGCAATAGTTTTTGATGGAGGGCAAATATATAATCCAGTTCCTTTGGTTTCTATATCTAGTTCACCTTTAGAAAACAAACTTATTCACTTTGGAAAAAGTCACACTATAACTTTAGTTGGAACTATACTAGTTGGTGCGGGCAGCAAAGACACAATAATTGCTGGCGGTGGAAATGTAAGTGGAGCAGGCGCATCTAAAATAATAAGTATTCAAAAAGCAATTACAAAATTAGTTCATAAATCTAATCAATTAACAGTAGGCGCTATGGTGTATAGTGGGCTAACTGTTCAGTCTATAGATTTTCAAGAAGGTGTATATGTAAATACGTGTGCGTATACTATCACAATAAATGCTACTAAAGAAAATTCTGATGAGAGAGGGGTGCATTTTGATGGTGATACATCAGCTCAATCTCCATCACTCGCAAATTATAATCTAGAAGATTTTAACGAAACTTTTGAAATAACTCCAGATGAAAGTTTTGGTTATACAAATGCTGCGGGGAGTGCCACTTTTCCAAGAATACAAAGACTTGTTAGAACTGTGACGGCTACTGGGTCTATGGTAGACACCTCTAATACAGCCCAGCGTAATAGTGGTTTAGCTGCTTGGGAACAAGCTAATAATTATATATATCAGTTTTTAGGTACTGGTGCAAATGTTTATAAGGGGATTAGTTCTTTCTTAGGGTCTGCGTCTGTCGGAACAACAAATCAATTTGCAGCTGATCACTCTAGAGTAATATCAATAGATAAAGCTTCTGGATCTGCTACTTATACAGATACGTTTGTATTACTTAAAGGATTTACGCAAGCTATAGAAACTTTTGAAATTTCATCAAGCGATGACGCAAGCAATCCCTTTGTTGGAGCATCCGTAAATGGTACTATAAAAGGAATTTCATATTGGGAACAAGATAACGAGTGGGATACATCAGACGCTAGCGTGGGCGACTCTCCCATATCAAACGCTCAGTCTAAGTGGAATACTATATCTAATGGCGGTGCTTGTGGTATAGCTAGTGAAATGTATAGAAGAGCTAATAGTGCTGTTGGTATAACTTTAAATGCAAGACCTTTATCAGTTAGTGTATCAGCAAATGAAATTACAGGCGAAGTTACTTACAGTGCTAGCTATGACAATAGACCTACAAAATATTTCATAAATTCTATTTCAGAAAATGTAACAGTTTCTGACACATCGCCCGGAGATCAATACGCTGTGATACCAGTTATAGGCGGCAGCACCGGCCCTATCTTGCAGTTCACTTTTGGTAGAACTGAATATAGAAGAAGTTTAAGTATAGATATTCAATTCGATTTTAAAAACATTGGGTATTCTGGAAATAGTTTAGTTGGATCTCCAAGTAGAACAGAGCCTTATAAATCTACTTTAAGAGGTCTAATAGAATCATATGAACCTTCTACCAATGGTGCTTCAACTTGGTATCTAAGCCCTCCCTCAGAAAGCTGGTCTCCATTAGAAGGCAGATATTCTTTAAGTTTAGAGTGGGTATATAAATAATGTCAGAATATACTTCTAATACTTTTGGTAGTCTTAATAATATTTTAGGTGGAATTGCATATACTTCGCAATATCTCAATGTTATTAATGATTCAAATAAGTATAATATAGGGATTACTAGATCATCAGCACCTTATTATTCTTTATTATATAATCCAGATGTACGTGGAAGGCAAGACAGTTCTCATGCTGGAGGTACTATATTTGATGTGACAAAGTTTGGCGATGGTGGTAGATTTATAAGAAGTTATTATCCTACAATATCTACAGCGCATCAAGAAACAAAAGTAGATCTTAATCACAGTAATTATATACATTATTCTGGCTCGTCGGAGGCTGGAAGTTCGTTGCTCCCAGTAACTGGTTCTACAACCACTTCCCTAAATGATGATCCTACACTTGCAACTAAAAAAGTTCCGTGGACTAGAAACAAGAGAGACGTTGATCCATACTCTCCTTATTCATATTAAAATAGGAAAATATTATGCCTACTAATGAATTTGAATCATTTGCTAGTTATCCCTCTATGCATATAGATCAACAGACCTTTCTAGGGGCTTCTGTTAGATCTTTTTCTGCTAATGCTGGTTTTGGCGATACTTCTTCTACTTTAAATGTAGAGCTTGTTGTAGATAAAGATAACTTAGGGGATGGCACTGGAAAAGGAAGTGGTCAAGATGTTTATCATAATGGCACAGCGGATGATTTTGCTCCACCTCCTGCTGGTAGTCCTGTATTTTTCTCTATGGGTAGTAAGTTTAGACCAATCACTTCTGTTTATAAACATATGCTAGATGTTTATTACAAAAGGAGTACGGCGAGTAGTGTAGATAAAAATCATTTTCTTTTTGGCGGTATATTACAATCTTATGTAAGAACTAAATCCCCAGACGGACTGCCCTTATTTTCTGTAGCACTAACAGATCCTAGAGAAATACTTGCAAATGTAAAGTTGGTCTTGAATAATTTCTCAGGCGTTAGTCAAGGTCAATCAAATATTTTAAATGTGTTTGGCTTTCTTGAACATAATACTAATGATTACACTGATAATGATCTTAAGGGAGAAAATAGATTACGAAAGTCTAACGACAGTATATATACGGATGGAACAGATGTGGAAATTGGTGACTTACAAGGTTGCGATATGCAAGGAATACCGGGGTTTGAGTCTGGTTCTTTTGAACAAATTTTTGGTTTTAGATTTAATTCAATCAACTCTAGCAAACCAAGCAAATATGGCAATGGCGCACTTAGTCCTAGACCTTATACGGGAACTGGTTTTTCCAGAAGAAACGAAAGAGGTATACCTTTTTACAGAGTAGCGCAAGGAATTAATGCTTTGTTTGGACACTATGGAACAATTCCTGAAAATCTACAAGGTTTCGGAGGAACTGTAAAATTTAGAAATTTGAATTATGCTGTTGATCTTAGTGACGTTCCTTTGTTGCCTCCTCTTAAATATATAGACTACGATAGTATATCATTATTAGACTTTGTTCAAGAAATATGTGATGAATTAAATCATGAAATGTTAGTTGTTCTTTTGCCGTGTTTAGATCATCCGGGTACTAGTAAAATGGGTACTGATGGAGATCCAGCAGGAGTAATAAAAGTAATAACACAAGACAGAAGCACCCCTTACAATTTAAGTTCTATAAGAAGATTTATAACATATTTAGAATCAAAAAGTGTAGCCGTTAAATCTAGCGACTTAGGGTATGAAGTTAATAATAGCACAACCGATAAATTTGTTGTTGGTGGTAATGTGGTAGAAAATCACCCCGTTAAACATGGATCTCAAGAAAGAAACGCTATTGATAATACAGCCACTTGGAAGCCTAACAACCTTTTACATAGCAACATAATACCTTATTATGGATTAATAAATAATAGAGGTGTTACCGTTCCAGTAGGTGATGGCGATTATCAACAGATAATGTTAGATGCAACTGGTTTTTATGCTGAAGGTGTTGGTAACTATTACGTTGCTACAGAGATGGAAATGAGAGCCGCTTTAAAAGATTATCAAACTTGGAGAAGTTTTTTAGTATATTACGAACAACTATGGATGGAACCAATAGCTGATGGCGACGTTAAGTCTTATGCTGAAGGGGACTCTGAGTATAAAGTAACAGTTCCAAGGTGTGCAATTCCACCAATTAATAAAGAAAATGCATTTAATACTGGTATAGGGAAAAACCCTTGCCACCCACCTTATGGATTTCCACTATATTATAGAAGAGCTTCTTCTATAGGTTTTGCTGCTGGTAGCGTTGTGTCGTCTCAAGCTTTTAACACTAAAATTATAAGTATAACTGGAGGCTTCGCTGATGGAGAAACTGGCGAAACCTCTGTAATAGTAGACGCTGCGTTAGACAGGTTAGAAGATATGAACACTAGTTTTTTAACCGACGAAGAAAAAACGTTTTATGATAAGATAAAGGCAGCTCTAAAAAATGGTAATTTTTCTTTTATAGAACACGCAAATGAAACCGCAATAGCATATAACGCTGAAGCTCAAGCAGTAGGCAAGAGAGGAGTAGCTAATGCTCAACGTGTTTATAATTTTGTTAACAGTATAGCCAGAGATTGTTTAGGTAAAAAGTTTTTAATACGCCTTCCGCAAACTGAAGCTCAAGATAGAGAGAATGATTTTGTATCTTTTGGTATTGCGTCTTCAAAAAACTTTACTTTCCGAGAAGATCAGAAGTTAAAAGTAAATAAAGACCCTATAACAAATCAATTTAAATATAATTATACTCCAGAACCCCTTGGTGGTTATCCTGCACAGGACTCGATGGTAAATTTAGGTAAATCACACATGTTGCCTAATGACATTAAAGCTATATCGGGTAGTAGTGGTAGAATTCTTTGTTATGCTAGATTTGATAACAGTCAAGAATTAGATTTTAGTGGTTTTTCAAAAGATACTTTTACACAAGAAATCTTTGATAATGCTAATGGTGAATATGAATCTGATTTTGTTGGATTTGATAATACAAGTGATATTAATAATACTATTAGTGGTTCTAAGGCCAATAAATTTGCCAACCCTAAATCCGGTACAAGCAGTACAGCCTTTGTTAAATGTACTTTAGACAATAAACTTTATATGCCCCCAAAGTTTACAGGGCAAGTAATTAAAAATTATTACGGTGGTTATTCTGCTAATAGTTACGAAAGAAGACCGATAAAATATATAGATAAGAAAACGGGTGAAACAAAAAGTTATCAACCGTCAAATGAAACTGTGTACTCTGTTACCACAGAAAACGTAGGTTCAATATTTTGTAGCTCGATGGACCTAGATTATTTACATGCCGGTGAGACTGTTCAGCCAAATTTTAAATATGATATTAACTACGTATATGCTTTGATAACGCTTCCTTCTAGAGTTGCCGCAACTAGAAGTAGTGCGTATAAAAATTGTGAAGAGCATAGCAACTTAGGATTAAAACATGCTTTACAAGCAGATGTTGTTCCACTTTTTGCAAATCCGGGTGTCGCCCAAGCAGGGCCAACAAAGAAGTTAAACTTTGGAGTTTCTGCTGATGCTCCAGAAGAAGTTTTAAATAATGATAATTTTGATGGAGCTTTAAATAAAAGTATGTCAAATTTAACATATAGTCTCCCTAATAAAATAAGAACATTTTCCCCATCTCCAGTTTATCCAGATAGAACATCTATACCCTTGGCTCACAATCATTCTTATGGTCCTTGGTTAACAAACGATGCCAACGCAAATCCAGATGGTGATGTTGGTGGGAATGTTGAATTTGTAAAAGATGAAAGCCTAGTGCCTTGGAATTATGGTGGATATAAAAATATGAATAGTGCTGGGTCTACTATAGCAACCCTTGGCTCTTCTTACCAAATTACATCTGAAAGAGGCTCTGTTACTTTTGCTAGTGGTCCATTGGGTGGATATATGTTAGGACAACCCTTGGAGGGTGAGGGCGGTCCTTTAATTACTTCCATAAATGTAGATGTTAGCACGGGTGGCATACAGACTATTTACAAAATGGATTTGTTTACAGCATCTTTTGGTAAGATGTTAAAATCTAAACAAGAAAAAATATCTAGAATAGGAAGACTTACGCAAAAACTAGAAGATGAAAGGAATGCCTTAGAAAGAAAAGATATGGGCAAAAATTCAACTAATCAGAATTACCACCAGATGCAACAAACTATTAGAGATACTTATATGTCTATGGGTAAAGACTTTTCTAATGCAGAAAGTCAAGCTAGCGCTGTGCCTCCTAATAAATTTACGGTTACTGCTAATCCAAGTACTCGGGTTCTTACAGATGATGGTAGCGTTGTTAATGGAACTCAGTTTAGCTCATCTGTTTTAAGTGGTGAAGATTTAGAAGCTGGATTGCCAAAATTAGCAAATTCTACTGAAAATTTATCTCGTCAATACTATAATAGTGTGCAGTGTTCTTTAGAAGATTTTAAACAGCCAGCATCATTAGAGCCACATAAAAACATGGCTAGTAAAAATCCTACAAACTTTAAAACTAATTTACATTTTTATGAGTTTGAGGATGATTACACAACGGAACAAATTACATATTGGAGGGTGTCGTGAATTCAGGAAATATTTTTTCAAAAAGTGGCGATAATCATGTGTTTGTTTTTTCAAACGCAAGCCTTGTTCGTCAAGGAGTTGGTGCTTTTTCAGTTGATGGTTTTGCAGAATTTAAAACAACTTCATTTTCTAAACAGTGTGGTGCGCCTAATTCTAGTTCTAATAATCCTGTCACTTATGCTGGTGGAAATTCTACTGGGTCTTACAGCTATTGGAATGGAGATGAATATGTATATGGGACTGTCGGTGCTTCTGCTTTAGTTTCTATGTTAAAAAACTTTGAGTCATATAGTAAAACTTTTGATAACGAACAAGAATTTGGACAATTGCTCGACATAATGAAAAGCGTTGGAGGTTGCGTTGACTTTGGAGCTGTTAAGTGCTACGTCTTTGACATTGGAACTCATAGTAACTCTAGAATTTTAACTGAAAAAGGAGCGCCTATAATAACAGATAATCCTAGAAGAAGCACTGGTGGTATGTATTCTTATGGTTATACTGAATCCGAACATCGTAGCAATAATGTTGGAACTTATATTGATATACAGCATAGACACATTGATGAAAAACATGCGGTCACAGCCCCCTTGAAAATACATTATAATGAATCTATTGGTTGCTTTGAAAGTAACGCTCCAATATTAGCTAGACTAATAACAGACGTTCAGGCAGCAGCTGTTGACGATTTTAATATTAGCGAAACGGAACTGGAAGCAGGTTACAATGACAACGATTTTTATGCAACTAGTGGTGATTATTATAACTCTTCTTTTACAACTGGGTTGGCAGTCCCGTTTAGCGTAAAGTCTGGTAATCCACATGCCTTTGGTCCTAATTTAATTCAAATAGATGGAACCCAACAGAATAATACTGACGAGACTGATGGTGAAGCTGTTACTGAGAGTAGTCAAAAAAAGAAACTAGAAGCTATAAGAGTTGTTAATAGAAGTGACATTGATTTTAAAAGCGGACTTTTAGTTTTATGTACACACATTGATGGAGAGTGGATAATACAAAAGTTCTTAGAAAAAGAAGAGCTACCAGTGCAGGCTACAAGAGCTATAGGTTTAGGATCTTGGACATTTTGGATGTATACAGCAAGTTCTGATGAATTTTTTCGAGACAAAGAATCCCCCTATGGCAGAGTGACACCTGCAATGGCTTTAGCTAACATAAAAAAGAGATGGAACAGTGAATCTGGCGCGAATGTAAAATTTCATCCTTATGTACAACTTTCTAGCTTTGACTTGGCTAAATCTAGTTGGGGAGGTTTTGGAGGCAGCGAAGGCTTTATACATAGATGTAATATTGAAGTTAATGATACCGGAGGAGGTAGCAGGTTTGATGATTTTGATGAGTTTGGAATTTGGTGGGGTCCATCTTTTCCTGAAGGTTATAATACTATGACGGGAAGTTTTAACGTACCGGCAGACATTGGTATATCTGGTGACTATCCTGACCCTACTACTTCTTGGACATCACCTCTAGAAAATACATTAGCAATTGCTAAAGCTTGTAATGATACTGGTTCTACCATGTCTAATAAACTTCTTAAGATTGTCGAAAGTAGGATTAAGAAAAAGTCAGATCTTGGGGGAAACGCAGGTGATGGAGGTGATGAAGCAGAAGGCAGTGCTTTTGGATATTCTTTTTGGACTGATTCCATTAATGGTGGTGCTGGTTCTTTTATACAGGGTATGCAAGCTCCTTACGAGTCCGGTACTTCGTCTTCAGCGCCACCAACTCCAAGTGCATCACCATCACCAACTCCAAGTGTATCACCATCACAAACTCCAAGTGTATCACCATCACCAACCCCATCAGCATCACCAACTCCAAGTGTATCACCATCACAAACTCCAAGTGCATCACCATCACCAACTCCAAGTCTATCACCATCACCAACCCCATCAGTATCACCAACTCCATCACCATCACCATCGCCTGCTCCTACTGTACCTACCGTGGCTCCTACCACTCTGCCAACAGTTGGTCCGCGACCACCAAGCGTCACGCCTGTTGTGGGAACAACGTCTGGTCCATCCCCAGCTCCAACTCAAGCTACACCACACCCACCAAGTTCATAAAGATTATTATTAAAGGAGATAAAAATTGTCAAGTAAAATTTATCCCAGATGGGCTGATGGCAGCGAACTAATATCTGGAACGTATAGACGATCTTCATCAACATTTGGATATAGACCTTCTAATCCTAATAGGGTGAGTTTTATACCAATTGGTCCAGAGTTTGTTGGAATACATGATAACAATGCTACTGCTGGAAATATGCCAGCAGCTGGTAATTATTTTAATAGAGTATTAACTTGTAGATTTTTTCAGGATCACTCTCAAGTGTTAGCCGTAGATGGCAAATCTTACGGAACGCCTACAGGTACTTTCACAAAATCTTCTGGTTTTAGTTCAAGAAATGGCAGTGAGGCTACACTAGGAACGCCCACTGCGGGAAACGTATACACTACGGCTGGCGAAGGTGGAGCGGGGCATAAATATGATTTGTACTGCACTAAAGATGCTATTTCTAGCCCTATGGGTGTTTGGTCTGCTTTTGAAAACACTGGATCACCAGCTGGTGATGGATCTAATTGTGTAGGAATTATTGTTTCTCGTCTAAGAGTTTATGTTCCTGCTGGTGGAACAATCAATGTAACAACCGATGAAAGCATAGGAATGGTTGGTACGATAACTAGTTTTGGTTTTTCTCAATCTGTTGTCAGTACAATAGGTGGCCTCAATATTGGCACAAGTAATTATGTACAACCACAAACAAGATATTATCCTGCTTGGGGATCTTCAGAAAACGGATTGCATAGCTTTGGAACTGCCTGTCTTCATTCTCAAGTTTGGGACGCTTGGCCCGAATCATGTACGCTTATGCTTGGGCAATATTTTTGTCCATTGCATGTTACGCCAGATTTCGATAATACAAATTTAGATGTAGAAGAAGTTAATAAAGAACTAGGTTTTGTTGTTAATAGTTCAAATGCTAAAGAAACCTCCGATTCAGTAACAACAAATACTGGATTAAGGGGACAATTAGTTACTGGTGGTTATTCAAATGCAGTTAAGTCTTGCGGAATTAACGACGGTTATGATGTAGCAAGAGGAGGTAAAGGATTTGTTGTTGGAGATAAACTAACAAGCGCTGAGTATGGCATAGAACTAGAAGTTACCAGTGTGTCAGGAGAGGGCGAAGTCAGTCATATTAAAATAATAGATGAAAAAAGAGGCAAACTTGACCCATTGGTTTTTTCTGGAGAGGGTGGATTTTCTCTTAACTTCAGATCACCCTCTGCAAGCAAAGCTTGTAAAATAACTTGGGACGAAGGCTTGATTTATCAAAATGTTACTCTAGAAGGTCCGATACAAAGAGCGTATATCAAGAGATTAAGTATTAGAGCAGACGGTACAACCGGCGTTAGAGAGGGTACAAAAACTTCTAATCTAGCAGTTATTCCCAATGAGGACGCTCCATTGCCGGGAGCTTATGACATATTTTTCTTCTTTCATAGTGACGCTGGCATAAATCCTCGACAACAAGGTTTTGGTCAGCAAACAGCTGTTACGCAGGCAATTCGACATATTACGATTGAGATTAACTGATTTTCGTGTATATATTACAGACAGCCCCCAAAAACAGGAGATTCTTATAATGGCAGAGATAAAATTTTATGCTAATGTTGATGCCGCAGAAACATCTACATTAATTAATCACACTACTGGTAGTGGTCTAGGATTTTATGGATCAGCTCATGGCATTTCTGTTGCTCTTACTAACACTCAAGATACAACATTTGTCACAAATCAAAATGGAACAGCTGAAGGCACTGCTGTTAATAATACTAAATTTACTGGTTCTCAGGTGGCTACTCCGGGGTCTGTTCAATCTAATCTAGCTCCCGGCGCAACTTATGATCTCACTGATTTGCCTTCATATGCAGCTCCTTTAAATATTAGATTTACTCACGACACACAAGTGATGACTAAAAATCCAAAATTAAGAATTTTTGATAGAAATAATATTAACAATCATGCATCAGGTGTTACAACTTATGTATACGATGTGAGAAATAGAACTGGTAGTTTTGGCAATAGCAACAAAATGCTTCATCGAAGTACCGTGTGGAGTGAAGACAAGTGGTTTGTTTTTGAAAAGGGTTATGCAAACAATTCAGAAAATCAAGCGCTAGATGTTAAACCTCTTGAAGATTTTTATCTTACTGAGTCTCCGGGCGTTAGCGGTCTAAACACAAATTCAAATGACGCATCGCTAAATGCAATCGCTGGTTTCAATCAAGAGGGTAGTACGCATAGATCGTTACGACACGATTGGTATCTTGCTATAAGCGCAAAGCCTACTGCTATTGGTAGCGCTGAAGATTATGCATTATACTTTAGCGTAGAGTATCTATAAGAAGAGAGGGGTGATTTCTCACCCCTCTCCTGCTGAAAGAATAAAAGAGTTTCCTATATCTTTATTCTACAGTCTTAGTCTTTGGATTCCACTTCTGCCAACCTCCGTCTGGTAGCCAATTATTATCAGCATCCTTGCGTTTAGGGAACAAGCCTCCACCCTTCTTCATAGAACCAAACGCAAGCTTGGCTCCACAGTCCACGCATCGTAATTCGTAGTATTCATTTTCGTCTACAGTTCTAACTACAAATCTAAGATTTTCAGAACCACATTTACCACACTTGGTCTCTTCAAATATTTCTTGAAATTTTGATATTTGAGTAAACAACTCTCTGTGAGTGTCTGCGTCAAACTCTGCTGTGATTCTTTTATTTGCTGTTGTATAATTTAACTTCATTTAATCTCTCTCCATTCTTGGTTATATCCCACAATTTCATGTGGTATTGTGCTTTTGTCTTTTTGATAATCATTAAGAACATCAATGATTTCACTTGCGACTTTTTTAGAAATTTTACGATTCTGATCTACTTTAAATATATCCTTAAATAACTTCCCTCCATCTACATTGAGTTGCTTGCATTTTATGTCGATAAAATTATACTGAGCATCGCTCATTCTACCAGTATCATCATAATCGCCCGCACTACTATTATTCTGCTTTGATATATCACGTACAATCTTAGCAGTATCTTTCTTTGTTAGCTCTTCTGCTGCTACGCCCTTAATCTTTAATACTTTGCGTAAAGCTCTAGCTTCTGCTCTAGTACTGGCAATAGCCACAGCAAATGCGCAAAACATATCGTCCGTATTACCCTCCCATGAATCTGCTACTTCTGAACACCTCAGACCGCTAGCAAATTCTATAGTAAATATGACCGTAGCCCTACCGTGATGATCGTCGCGATCTGTTGGTTTTACCCATGTTGGACCACTAAAAGCCATTGGTCCCAGAACAAGCTCAGAAACCCTTCTAAGCCCTGTTACGAGGGGATGACCATTGACCAGCTCATCTTCCTGAAAAAGCGTCATAGCGTACTCATGCCACTCTGGTGAGAGCATAGATGGAGCATCTTCTAGTAACACATTTTTAACTGATGTATCTGTATTTGATGGTGTTTGCAATTCTTCTACTCCCGCGAAAAGGTTTTCTTCTGTTTCAATCATATTAGTCCTTTCATGCCTCAATTTCAATATACCTTTGAGATTTTTTTGGAAACTTGGTTTGGATGTCACGCAACATCTGAATAAGCCTATCTTTCAATTTTTCTCTATTACTTAGTGACAAAGAATCTGACAGGTGTTTTACTCTTATTATAGCAAATCCCTTTCCTAATATCAACCCTGTTTTATGAGAATCTGATTTTATTTGTTTCTGCAACTTCTCTTCGCCCCAGATTGGAAGAAAGTGTGACGGCCCATCTATTTCTATTATAGTCTTTAAATTGGGAAAGTACAGGTCTATCTCCAAGTTTTCATTTGGTATAATATTTTTAGTGTGAACCTGTACATTGAAACCATTTTTCATAAACTCATTTCTTAGAAACTTTTCTAACTTAGACCCCTCTTTACCAGCTATTTGTATAGCTTTGATCGCAGCTTGAGTCATGTTATTTTTTTCTTCTTGAGACATATTAACCCATCTTAATTTAGCCCTATTAACATGTGCTTCATATGTTTCTTTATCTATGTTTTGCCATCTTTTTTGAAGGCCAGAACTAATCTTTAGTCTTTCTTCTTTAGTCCTATGCTTACCCTCTGTTGGTAGCTTAGATTTACCACTAACAAGGGCGTTTTTTTGTGCTTCGCTTTTTGTTTTTAATTGTACGCCATGCTTAACAAGTATGCGTCTAATTTTATTAGGATATGTACTATACATTTTTGCAAGATCGTAAGTGCTTTTATTTTTATCTGTATATAATTTAACTATTTCTTTTTCATTTATCATTGTATTGGTCCGTAATCATGTTAATTGTGTTTTTAAAGTTTGACGAATAACCTATAGCCCGCCTTCCGCTTATTCTGTAGAAATCATTAGCTAAATCTTCTGAAAGACATATTGTATTTACTTTTTTATCTTCTAATATTTTTAGTGTAGCCAGCGTGTTTTTTTGCCCCCAACCATAACCCAGTATAATCTGTATATGATTAGCTATATTAACTATTCTTAACGCAGAACTAATGGACAAAACTAATAGATGTCCTTCAAAATTCCATAAATCAGAAGAATGAAACAGCCCACAAGGAGCAGGATCTTCTAGATGTCCAATTTGATCATAAAAAATACTAGCATCCTCTATTAGATTTTCATCAAGACCTCTACTGATTTCTGTAAATATATCTTTAGACAAAGTAGGGTCGCCAAGAGAATTCATATAAACACCAAAGTTAATCATTTTCTTCCTCTTCTTCTTCCTTTAGTCCTATAAAAAAATTATTATATTTTAAACACGTAGTTACGTAAAAATAAAATCTTTCTAGAGCATGTTCCACGTTACCATCTTCTCTGTAATAGTTTTCAAAAAAACTTTCGTGAATACAATCGTGAGTTAGTTTGACAACTTGTTTTCTAGCCAAGAACATATTGCCCGCAGTAAAGTCTGGATTTAAGTTATCAGTATTTATCAATCCAGTATCAGTCAGAAGGATATACTGGAGTTCTCTATACCAAGTTAAAGTATGTCTTGCCTGTACAATCTTTAACCTATGCGAATAATTTTTAGATTTAGATAGCTTTGTGAGACAATCTTCAGTATGCATTTGCATGTGATGCTTAGTGTTTCCAACCGTTACTAATCCTATGTTATCATTGTCTAGTAAATTGTCTAACTTTTCGCATTCTATAACTGGATCAATGATTTCATCTAGCCAATCTATTCTTTTTATGGTTTTGTCGTGACAGTAAAATACCCAATCTGTTTCGTCTGTATTTAAAGGAAAGCTGTGGAAAAACCCATACTGGTCATTACCAACATTTTCTACAATTACATGTTTCACATTGGTGAATATTGATTGGGCGTGTTCTAATATTTTTGCATTATTTTTTCCGTTACTATTCATAGATAAATAGATATTTCCATCAAATTTATTTTTTATTTTATCTAATAAATATATAGATGGTTCTAGATAAAACAGATGCGCATGAAAAGATATTTTATTCTTGTCTAACAATTAATTTCTCCATTCCTGCTTCGTTAAAATCTCCGTGAAAGCCAAAAGATTTATATGTCTTTATATCAAAGGGATTGTAAGGTTTTATTGATGATGAGTGTTCTACAGAAAAACTGTATGCTGTTTTTGTATCTGGAAATTTTATTTCATTTTTATCGAAGTGTGAGTAATTACTGTAACACATATACCAATCTTCTGGAGCTATAGGTAGCGCTAATTTTTGACTTGGGTGTAGCCATTCACAGTTGTCTGGATCGTATCGTAATTGTGAGCTTACTTCTAAAAACTTTTTACTTCTCAGTGAAAACCCACCATTCCCTATATTGTTTCTTGCTCCTTTTGGAACATTCCAAGGTGCGCCTACATAGTCATATTCTAAAAATTTATCCTGCCATCTATTTGCATCTATTACAAACCCATCCCATTGTATTAGTAAGCAATATTCTGTATCAATATAAGAGTGTAAATCTTCTATGCACATTCTATTGTATTCTCTTAAGTCAATGGTCTTATTGATTGTTTTTACATTAATATCTGGATATAATTTATGGCTTAACATCCTGCGGTAAGCTGGTTCTAGTTTATCTTCTGTAATTATTAGACTTTTTACAAAGCCTATTTGTGACATAGAATAATCCATAGCTTGTATGGTTGATTTAAATTTATCGTTGTGACAAATTGAAACGATTGTTATGTTATTTAATTGATTCATTTTTTAGTAGGTAGTTGAGACAGTAAAGACTTGACTCTTCTTGTAGAAGTGTGTTTTTCTAACACTAATTCTTTAAGACTGTCGAAATCTGTTATTTTATCTGAAGATGTATAGTTAAGTTTATTTCCGACTCCAAAAACCTTGTCACACATGGTGTCTACTATATCTGATCTCTCTTTATCCTCTAAGTCATAATACGTTGGTATGCCAGATGCTATAGAGTGAAAAAATAATTGAGGTAGGTAATCACCTATTTCTTGAAAGATTACTTCTTTGTATTTACTAATTATGGAAACCATAAGATTTATAGGCAAGCACACATCGACTACTTTAGCCATGTCTTGGTTGTGGCTTGCCACATGAAACGTTCCGTTATAGTTTCTCACGCTATCAGTATTAGAACCAACCATAACTAGTTTATCAATAGAATAATCTACCCCTACATCTGCGTCAAAATTGAGATCAACACATTCCATAAACCTTATAACCTTTGTCTTTTTAGTCATAGGCTTTTTTTCGTCACGCAAATTACTGATAAAAAAGGGACAATTAATCTTACTATCTAAAAGAGCGGATTCTATTTCGACTACATCGCTATTGTTAGCATCGTTAGTAGAAATAATAAGTTTAATATTTTTACTTTGACTAATATAAACTACAGCGTCTTTAGACAATAAGCCTGTAGAAGTTATATAAAAGTCTGGTTTGAATCTATCAAAAGCGTCAAATATACTTTCCTGTCCTTGCTTTAACATGCGTACTTCATGTTCTTCCATCTCATTTAAGTGTTCAGCAAAGTATAAAGCTTGAGAGCTTGATGCTGTTGTGTAGTTATCTATTATAAATCTCATATTTCTTTCCTCTGCTTTTCATAAATTTCATGTTTGATATCTGGCTAATCTTGTCCTTAACCTGTATTGCTTTGATTATATATTTTAAACTTATTAATTCATTTAGTATTTCAAATATAAATTTGTTTTTATATTCTCCTGTAGCCATAACTTTTTTTATATAATGTATAGCTCTTGGGTTGCATAAAACCAATATATTTTTACATTCTTGACATCCCCCATAAGACAGATACTCTATCCTATCTTCGCTAGATATATTAGCTCCTATGTTGGCATTATCATTTTTTTCTTTAGACACTACAACGTGACATCCCTCTAATGTTAACTTGTTATAAACTCTTTCTGGTACTGACATAGATCCATCTATAATTATAATCCTATTATTATGTATATTGTTCATTATTATGCGAAGACTTTCGCAGCTATTACTATCAAGATAATTTGGGTTTTCTACAATTCTAATATTTTTACCGTTATGATTTTTATGCAAATGATTAATTACTATGTGAGATTGATAACCTACGCATATGACAATCTCATTTTTTGCATACTTTTTATTTATAGAATTTATTTGTTTGTCCAACAGTTTTAATTGATGATCCACCATAGCTATTTGTAGCTGCTGGTTTTTACTTTTACTTGATTGTTGATCATAGAGTATAGCAAAGCTCACAAGTCTTTTTTCTATTTTTACTCTTTGATTTAATCTTTTTGCCATTAGTCCATCCTTGAACATTTAACTTCATAGAAAAAATTAGAAAAAGAAATTGTGTCGATTGTGAATTTAGAAGAAGATAATAAAGCTACAATATCTTTATAACTTTGTATTGATTTTATATCTTTAATTACTGAATTTATAACCCCAATATTTGTTTGTTCAGATTCATAATCTCTATACATTTTTTCGAGACAAACGCCTCGTATAACAAAACTACCTTGCAGTCTTACCTTTTTAATTGATTGATGTAGCAACTCAATCGCTTTATCGTATTCTAAATGATCCATAGCGCCATCTAAAATTACTGATTCACAAGAACTATCTATAACATTAAAGATATCTTTGCACTCACCGTTAACTACCTGTGCTACATTGAATCCTTCTATGGAATCTTTTGTGTCTGCTAAAATTTGTAGATTCATGTTAACCTTTCATAAAATTGTTCCAATAATACTGTCCATTGTGTGATAAAGTCTTCTTCGGGATCGCTGTTAATTACATAGCTATCTTCTATCCCCCAAGCATCTGCGGATTCTGAGCTAGTAAATATATTTAAATGTCCTCGCATAGATTTTAGCTGGTCTATCTGTTGCTCCATTTTGCTAATCACTCTAGGCATTGAATGTTCTACAACAATCATGGGTATCTTTAACAAGTCTGATATTTGCTTACCCTTACTATATTGACCTATCTTGTGTTGAACTATAATAACATCAAAATTTAACCATATAGGTATCTCGTTTTTTGGCAATACAAAATAGTTATCTGGCCTTTTGTGTTCTTCATCGTCCCAAGATTTCAACTCTTCTGAACTAAAGGCGTAGAAATTATGTCCAGTTTTAGCAAGCTTAACTTCATAGTCTTCGTTTGTTGTAAAAATTATACAGTTGCACTTGCTTTTTTTTCTGTTGCTTTTTTCGATCCAACTTTTTATTTTATTCATTAAAGCTTTCCTTCATCTTTTCAGCGACTACTTTGTAGTCAAAGTTCTGTGCGTTTTGTATTCCAACGTTCCTGTCTATAGACTTACTATTTTCATAATACCAAGCCATTGCTTGTTTAGATTCTTTCTCGTCTGATGAAAACCATAATTCTTTTCCAGTAAACAAATGCGGAGAAGGAGGACTATGATCAAAACATATATTCTTAACACCGTTTATTAGTGTTCCAGAGTTTTTATCTTCTGATATGTAATCTTTGTAGCTACCATTATTGCTACATACAGGAGTTTTTCCATAACACATCGCCTCGAAAGCTGGAGTAGAGAAATCAACACTCTTACTTAACTCTACGTAACAATCACAAGTCGTGTGCAAACTCTGTAATTCCATAGGATTCAAAGGTCTCGTAATAAGAAACACTGGAGGAAAATAAGCATCGTTACCAATTCTCATAATTTCTTTATTTTTCTTTATGTAGTCTGAAAAATAATTTTTAATTGAGTCCTCATTATTAGAATGGTCATAGATGTTAAAAATAAAACATACGTTATCCGATACATCAAAAGTGCTAAAATATGACCTAATAACAGAATTTAAATTGTTTTTTTCGCCTACGGAAGACACTGTATAAAATTTAAACTTATTATTCATATCTCCAAAGTCTAGGAGTTTATATTGATTTTTATAAGTATCAATGTGGAAACAATTAGGAATATACTTAGCATTTATATTCAGGTCTAACAGATTGGATAGGCTATCCTTGTTGTTAACCCACACTTCATCGACCATGCTTAGGTTGTGTATCCAACAGTGATCTTGGTTAATCTCTGTGTCTAAATGTACACATGCAATATTTTTCTTGAATTTTTTGCTTCCTACTATCATTGTTGGTAACACATGCTGTATGCACACATCAATATTATTTAAATCTTTTTTTAAGCAATCTTGTATTTGAGGTGGCAATTCTACTTGTGATACATCATTTAATCTTGCGTTTCTACACACTACTTCAAAACCGTTATTTACCAAAGCAAGAACTTTGTGAATTGCAGATACCGACCAGTTAGAATTTTCACTAAAATGAGCTATATAAAGAATTTTCATCTGTTACTCATAACCTCCATTCTACGTTGTTCCCATTGATTTATATTGTCTCTTATGTCTTTCATCTTTTGATAAGCTATATCAAAATTAAAAGGATATCTATGAGGCGTGTTTTCAAACGCTGTAGCGCACTCGTTCATATACATACCCCCTGTCATATTTGTAACATTACCATACATGAGATCTCTTATTGTTCTAGAAAACATATATTCATTGCATTTTTCTGGTAGTTTTAACACTTGATTTATTAAAAAATATGCTATCTCTTGATAAGATACTTCAGGAGTCTTATCGGGTTTAGGTGCTGATTGCTGTATGTCGGGTGGAGACTTCCAAGTTTCTGACACATCCCTTAACTCTACGCTATCAAAATATTTTTCCCATTCAGCGCCACTTTTATCCCACTGAAAATGTTTTAAAAAATTATTTCTACATTCAAAACCTTTTTTATTTCTCATTGTTTTAGGTATCTTAAAAAATTCTTGAAGCAAACTTGCTGTAGCATCATTGTCTGGAACTGCTCTAAGACATCCAGTTTCTAATTCTTTATAGAACGTTTTGACAGGAAGTGGAGTGCCTCCCAGTTGTCTTATAACGCTTGACATTGCAGAATAATCCACGCTCATCACTGGAACTGCACAGGCAGCAGCTTCTACCTGTGGCAGACCAAACCCCTCTGAGTTTGCATATTGAACGTATACATCAAAAGTATTAATTATATCAGACAACTGCTCGTAAGTTAAACCTTGTTTTACATTTGCCATAACTCCTGTAAGTTTTTTAGTGTATGGAGATTCTGCTTTTGCCCCCTTAAACAAAGAAGCAAAGGGCATGTTGGTTTCAGTGCAGACGTATGTAAATAATACTTTAGAAGACAACTTATATTGTTGTAACAATTCAGGTACATCCCAACCCATGTCTGGATAACTGGTGTGACAATATAATTTAAGGTCAGGATCTTTAGTTTTTTCTAAAAGTAATTTAAATGCTTCAAACAAATCTGGATATAATTTTCTACGTTGATTTCTCATAACCGTTCCAACAATCTTCCAATTTTTATCTATGCCAATGCTATTTTTAATTTCATCAATATTATCAGCAGGTCGATACGCTGGATGTGCAGAGGGAGGAGCAGAGCCGATGTAATTAATTTTGTTACCAGACTGTTTCTGAAGTAAATCTCCAGACCAATTAGAATAACTAAGACAAGCATCCGCTGTTTCATAAGTAGCTATCCACTGCCTAGCTTGAGGCTCTGCGTCAACGGTTGGCATGATGCACCAATTAAAGAATTTTCTATAGGGAGATCTATCAATAAAATCCATCATCCAGAAATCTCTAATGTCACAAACTATATCTGGCATAAAGTCTAAGCAAACGCTTTCAAATACATATTCTCCAAATTGATTTGTAGCTTTAGAAGCAAATGCTCGTTGTTGCTCCTGACTAGAATTTTTTGGCAGTGCTGCTGGATAAAATTTCCAAGGTATTGTTGATATTCTAGGGTCATCTGGTTGACCATAAGCTGCCAGTTCTGCTATTTCATACTTGTTTGTGCTACTTAAATAGTTTAGTATTTCTCTTGTATACGTGGCGTAACCTGTATTTAAAAAAGTTGCTTCACTACAAAACAATATTCTTTTTTTTCTCATCCTATTCCTCCATGCACAAATCGAATTCGTTTATTCTAAATACTATACTCTCGTCGTCTCTTGATATATTTTTAGCAGTAGCATTAAATGTTATCTTCGTGCCTTTTGTAGCAAATCTTTCTAGCGTTTCTGCACCCGTGTGCCATGCTTCACAGTGTAAGTACGTTGGCATTTTACTTTTTTCCCCAGTACTTTTTGTTTTTCTATAGCTATAAGTAACTATAACGAACTCTGCTAATACTACATTGTCTACCACAGAGGTCTGTGGGTTTTCTGTAAAGTATCCTGTAAAACAACAATTATTCATATTTTCTCCTATCTTAGTATATTAGCTTGTACAACTATAAACAACAACTTAAATTTCATGAACTTTATCTACAATCAAAGAAGAGTCTTTTTTACCTACAGATCCGCAAAACATAAGATTATTTCCTTCGTATAATACATACTTGTATTTTTGCTTAACCTTGGGGAATATAACCACACTGTCTAGCACACATGTGTCATCTTCTATTGTCAGAAAAGACATGGCCTGTCCCTTTGAGTCGCCCTTTTTGATTGTGTAATCTGCCATGCGTTGTATATTTGCTACCACGCATATGCCTTTACCGTTCTTGCCATTGACTATATCTTTACATGTAGTATTGGCAGAGGACTTATCAGCTGTATCTATCTTGGACATTGTTATAGGACATCCCAAATACCTAGTCTCTTGATCTATAATCCAAGATGGATCATCATTTAAATCATACGGTGGGTTTGCCAAGAGTTGTATTTCATTTTCAACAATTTGCTGCCTTTCTACCCTGCTTGTACCGCCGCCATTCTTTTTTGTAGGCGAGAGATCTTTTAGGCAGTCAATAAAGTCTGTCCACTTTTTAGATTCATATTTTTTTTGTATCCAGCTTTGCTCTGCCTTAGTCAGCGTCCTATATATATCATAATCATATATTGCTTTATTCCTAGAAACCTTACCGTTAAAATCTCTAAAGAATCCTATAGATGCTAAAGCTTTGAAGGCGGTAGAACTCATCTTTGGTGCGAAAAATAATAATATTTCAATCCAATTAAACTTATTTATCTTTTTCTTTAGTTCAGTTTCCGCTTCTGATATAGCATCTATCACTTTGTCCCCTGTTTTACCAGTGAGAGATTTGATATCTTTAATACCAAAGTACACCTTGTTTTTCTTTATATTAAACTTTACGTCAAAGTTTGCAACGCTTGGTGTTCTTGGTTCTATATCGAATAGCTTGGCTTCAGAAATTAATTCGTATATTTCTTGGTGGGGATCTTGTTTTTCGTTAGCATAATATAGATAAGATAAGAAAAATTCTTTAGTATTATGAGCCTTTTGGTAAGCGCTCCAATAAGAACATACAGCATATGATATACTATGTGACTTATTAAATGCATATCTAGAAGATTTTTCAATCCAACTAAATATTTCTTCTCCTGTTTCTTTATCAACCATTCCTACCTTTTTAACACCTTTGATAAAATTAGTCTTAACCTTAGCCATCAAGTCCGCTTTTTTCTTGCCAATTGCTTTACGTAGCTCATCTGCTTCCTGTAGGTTAAATCCTGCCACCTTTTGTGCAATACGCATAGACTGTTCTTGGTATACGAGTACTCCGTATGTGGGCAGTAAAATCTCTTCTAAAGATTCATGCAGGTATGTAACCTCTTCTCTTCCGTGCTTTCTGTCAATAAAGTGCTGGGTCATAGATTTACCATCTACCAAAGCTTTTAAGCATCCCGGTCTAATAATAGCGATGAGTGCAGACAACTCTTCAATATTATGAGGAGAAAGTTTTTTTGACCAAGACTTACCAAGGTTGCTTTCTAGCTGGAAGACACCCTTGGTTTTACCTTCTTCAAATAGCTTCCAAGTTTCTTTATCGTCATATTCATTTGACATACAAATTTCCGTTTGCAAACGCCTTGTCCAGTTCAATGTTTTGATATACTGCTCTATGAGTCTTCAATAGCTTTATGAATATATTAGCTGTATCCTTAACATCTTGCAGCGCATCATGTGCATTTTCTGTAGACAATCCCATACGTTCACGTAGAGTGTCCATACTAATTGATCTAATGCTAGGATCACCCTCTGTCCACATGTGCATATTGTCCATGACATCACATTTATGAATCTTACTAAAGATCTTTTGCTGTTGCCTACCATCGTCAAAAGGTCCATATTCTTTACACAAACGATTAATAATAATCATGTCAAAACCAATGATGTTAAACCCTACTGGTATAGGATTAAAGAATGGATCTTTTTTCCAATTATATTGATCTACAAAAGAACAAAACTTTTTCCATACAGATTTTAGAGCTGGAGCTTTGGCTAAGTCTTTTCTATTTTTACCAGTTACTTTTAAAGCTCCATCTTCAATTGGATCTAGTCCAGCGGCTATAGCTTTGTCGTCATCTAGTATAGGTTTAATCTCGCTGTTGAAAGACCCCTTCATAGCTAGGTTACGACCGTCTAGCGCAATTGCTGCAATTTGTGTAGGTTGGGTTTTATTAGGATTTCTACTCCCAGTTTCAAAGTCAAATACAATATAGTCTCTATTAGCCATTTTTTAGTTCCTTTATTTTCATAAGTTTATCTAGAAGATTAATTCCTAGAACGTCAAATTTTACATGACCTAGTGCTTCTAGATCAGACATTTCTAATCCTGCTATTTTTTCTGTAGAACCTTTCTGTTGTATCATGGGGCAGACATCTTTTAACTTGTCTTTAGATATGACTACGCCAGCAGCATGTTTACCTTGAGTCTTAAATGTACCCTCCATGTCAATAGCTTGCTGAAAATATTCTGCATAATCACCTTCAAGTTTTCCATCATCTGTTATATAGCAGAAATCTCTTAAATCATCTGCCCTATTAATCAAAGACCATCTTATGATAGACCTGTCTTCATCGTCCATTTCTGCAAGCTGATCGGAAACGTCTGCCTCGTTAGGTATACTCTTTGTTATAGCATTCATCTCACTAAAAGAACAAGCCTCATTTATTCTAAGAACTTCTTTTATTGCGCTACGCCCCTGTAGTCTTCCAAATGTAATCATTTGACTGACATGCTCATGTCCATATGTGTCTTTTAAATAATCTATAACATCATCCCGTCTCTTGCCCGGAACATCCATGTCTATATCTGGCAGAGAAACATTACCTCCAGTATTGCGTCCTGCATTATAAAATCTTTCAAACAATAAATCGTGTTCTACTGGATCTATCTTGGTAATACCTACTAGATATGATATTAAACATCCAGCAGCAGAACCTCTGCCCGGACCAGCTAAACATCCCATATCCTTTTCTATGTGTCTAATTATATCCTGTACAATTAAAAAGTATCCAAATAGATCTGCATTTCTAATAACTTCTAATTCTTTGTGAAACCTGTCTCCGTATATTTTCTGCTTGTCTTTATCTTTTCCTACTTTTGGCTTAAGTAATTCTGTATAACCAGTTCTTGCCATATGTGTTAAATAATCTTCTTGAGACATTCCGTTGGGACATACAAAGTTTGGAAGCATAGGAGGGTTAAGTATGTCGTACTCTTCACACGAATTATATATATACTCTAATTCTTTAGTAACTTTACCTTCTATCACACACTTGTCATCTTTCTGAAAATATTCTAAAATTTCTGGCTCTAACTTATTGTTTCTAATTTTAGTATTGATTTTAGGCAAAGTAGTTTTTAGGGCAGAGCATAATAATACCCTATGTAAAACAGACTGCTCTTTCTTTACGTAATACGCAGGCTTGATATTATCTTTCGACTTCTGTAATGCAACCAAGTTATTTCTACTAATTATATCCTTGGCTATGTCTTTAGGCATATTACCATTTTCGTCTGTCATAGATACCATCTGAATTAGATCGTGCCAACCATCTTTGTTTTTGGCATATACAGTTGTGCTATCAAATGAACAGCCAATGATAGGTTTGATTCCAACTTTTTTACAGGCTTGATGAAAAGACACCGCTCCAGATATAGACTTGTAATCTGTAATACCACAAGCTGGGTAGTCTTTATCAGCACACATCTTCGCTAATTCATGTGGCTTGGAAAAGCCTTTTAATAAACTATAATGCGTAAAGTTCTTCAATGGAAACCAATTCAATTAGCTATCTCCTAAGTCAATGTACAATCTATCCTATAGGATTGTACCATCCTGTTCAATATTTCACAAAGTTAATTTTTAGGTTTTTGCAATGGTGGTAATGGTCTTTTTACTGGCTCTTTTGGTGAAGGAACATTACTTAAAGGGAAACTCTTTACTGGTTTTGACATTTTCTATACCTTTCTTTATTAAAGGATATAATACACTAACCGCTTTAACGCTAGCTTCGTTATCTGATGGAAAGTGTACTCCCTGTAGAACTCTAGCCAATCCACAAAATTTTGCTATTTCAAAAAAATTAGATTTGTATTCTGGATATTCGTCAGATAATATATTAGCTGCCAGTTCAGCGTACATAGCGTGACCGCTAGGATAAGACGGCGTGTGATGACTGTCTGTATAAAGAATTTTTAAGTTTATATTATGATAGTGGGCAAGTTGTTCTGGCCTAGCCCTATTAAAGTGATATTTCAATCCATATATATAAGGCTCAAGGAAATCATAAAATGTATAAAATTTACTCTTTGGGAATTTCAAATTTTTCTTTTCCAAAAAATCAACAAATAAAGCCACTGGATCTCTGTCTACCCTTATGACTAAATCTACTTCTTTGGAAGTTCTGTTCACAGTAGCCTTACTAATAGCGTGTAGTTCTCTAGTAGTCTTTGGATTACTATTTTTAGGGGGAGCATCAAGAATTTTCAACCAATCTATCTTAACAATATTATTATTAATATCATCTTGATATGTCATCTTGTTTTTTAGATAACCAACATCATCTATGTTTGGCTCTGATTTAATCAGTTTGTCTATGTTACTTATTATTGACATTTTTCTTATGCTCTGTGAAGTCTTTATCTAGCCTATGAACTAATCTTTCACCAGCCCTGCGTCTAAAACATGGTAGTAAACCATGTATACATAAATATACACCGGCCTTGATACAACATACACCATGACCTACGGCAAACTTTAAATGTTGCCAGTAAGTCATGTTGTTGTGGCCTAGATGATCTTTCCACTTTTTTACCAAGCTTTGCATGACCAGTATCTAGCCTTCCACTTTGGACCCGGATTCTCGCAATTGTGTCTAGCACGAAAAGACTTTCTTCTTGCTGGATTATCCTTTTTGATAGACATGTTGGGGTCGCCAAAATTTACTTTAACAACATTGCCAGAACCATTTTTTACGTAGACGCTTCTTTTCTTAGGACCGTCCGGGGTTAGAAACGGCTTTCCAAGTTTAACTTTTTTACCTTGGTATTCAGCGCCTTTACCCTTACGTAGCAATTCAAAATCTTCTTTGGTAACTTTACCATCTTTGTTTTTATCAAGCGATTTCTTTTGTTTTTCAGAAGGTTCTGACTGTGCCTTTTTCCAAGCTTCTGGATCTGGCCTGTCTTTATCACCCTTCTTGGCGGGTTTATAGTTTTTGCCTTCGCGCTCCTTCTTCTTACGAATATTTTCCCACAAGGAAGCAGCGTCATGCTCTTCTTCAGCTTCGCCAAAATCCTCATATTCTGCTTCTGCTGGAAGATAGAAGTTTTCTTCTGTCAGCTCTTCAGTAAAACCATATGTGTCTGTTGTATATTGAATATCAACTTCATTTATATCTGACATTTTACACTCCTGTTATTTATGTAATAGTTTGAATTGCTAGTCTCAATATCTCGTCTATTTTTTCTTTTTTCATACGCTTGCTAAAATTATCATATATTTCTTTAATCATTGGATGGCTAGGATCTTTTTTTAATTCTAACCATCCAACAAAATAATTCCAAACTCTATCCTCTAAAACCAACGGATAGGTAACGCCGTCTGGTCTCAAAAATCTGTGCAACCATTTGAATTGAGGTATACAAACTGCTCTTCCTCCATGTTGCCTAAATTTTTCGTGTATGTATCCTTCTTCTCCACCAAAACCTTTAAAAAGAGGGTTGAACCCTAGCCAGTTTTTAGTTTCACAAGAAAAAACTCCTAGTCCTTGCATTGGTATGTCAAAAGGAACACCCTTTTCACATTCCTCTGTATTTTTTCCCCATTGACCATACATATCGCCTCCCCACATTGGTTTAAAATGTGTGGAATATCCATGTATATTATCATACATTAATGGTCCTTGAACTAAATCTTTGCAGTTTGGTTTATCTTTATAATAGGCTAAAAGATATTCCAAAGATCCTGTAGGAAACATTACATGGCAATCCATGCTTATGCAGTATTTTCCTTCTGCGTTCTCAAATATTAGATTTCTTGATGATGTAGATTTTTTTTCTGTATAAGGTATGTATTTAACCTTTGCCTGACACCAGCCTTTAATCCATTTTTGTAGAGCCTGTCCATGTACAGATTCTGGATTATTATCTACTACTATTAATTCTACAGCGTCTGTTTGTACTATTGGATGATATAATCTAAGAGCCTGTAAAGAAAAATACACTCCATGTATATCATCGTGAGTACACATTCCTATTGATAAAGTTTTTTTCATTAGCCGGGAGCCTCATAATATCCTATGTCAAACCCTTCTCTACTGCAATCTGCAATAGTTTTGTCCATTCCATGTTCTTTTAAGTGCTTCTCTATATAAATACACATATTGTCGTCTGTATCACCCCATTTAGTCTTGCAAAAATGACACAAATTCTTACATTTCCAGTGTTTTCTGTTAGGATCTAGTGGTTTAGGGGTAATATTTTGCCTTATTTCTGCAACCCTATTTTTTAACATTTCTAAAAACCTTTCTTCGTCTTCTGGAGAAAAGCATAGACTAAAGGGTGATGGGTCAGGATCTCCATCTTTGTTCTTGTAGAAGAATATACTCATAATCCTGTTAGGAAACTCTGGATATAATTTAGAAATAGCATAATAATATAGCAATAACTGTGGGTCATTTTCTAATTTTTTATAATCTTTTACTTCTCCCGTAGCCCAATCCATTCTTCTTCCAGTTTTCCAATCAATTACCTCGATTGTGTCATCATTAATTTTGGTAACAAGGTCTATCGTGCCTTTGATTGCTAATTGTCCTTGAATCATTTTTCCATCTATCTCATACTCAAACTTAGCCCAATCTTCTTCAATCGGTATATCAAAATGAGGCTCTGGAAAGTGTATGTCTCTAAGCCTTGGGTCGAATTGACCGTCGCTATGCTTTAGGAAGCACCATGCCGTTGTAGCTATTTCTCCTCTGTCTTTACCGTTAAAGCTGTGAGGAGAGTTTTTTTCATAAGAATCTATACTAAGAGTAATTAATTGATTTACTAACTCCTCGGTATGCAGTTCTTCTTTTCTACATTTAAACTTACCAATAGCATCGTCATCGACTTTTAAGAATTTAACTTTAGGTTTGTCTTGCTCATACTTTTTTAATCCAGCTAAAACTTCCATGACTTTATGAACCATTGTACCCATGTCTGCCTTTTTGCCACTTTTAGATTGGTGGCCCAGTACATATGTCATAAAATATTGCATCTCACAATAGGAGTAATTATTATAACTAGAAGATCTGACATAAGTTATTATCATAAGTTACTCCAAAAGTGTTTTAACTTTCCTAAAGATTTACATAAATCAGACAGAGAAGAGTCATTGTTGTTAATAATATAATCAAAATTATCCCAATCATATTTATCTTTATCTAAAGCGGTTTCGCAAACATGCTGGTCGTCATAGATATTCCTGTCTAATCTAATAACTACGCCTCCCGCTTTCTTAATTGCATCTACCTCGTTTGGAAATCTAACGTCAGGTATGATTGCTACAGACGATTGTTCTTGTTGTATCTTTTTTATAGTGTAGTCCACCCACACTGTATCTTTTATCTTTCTCATAACTTCTGTGCCAAAGTACTGTAAGAATTCTCTAGATGTCATCTTATGCTTCCAACCATTCTGAGTGTATGGCGTTGAGGTGTTCTTATCTTTATCAGTTCCATAAACTTGCTGTGGTTCTAAATCAAAAAAATCTATAGCCATTAACTTAAGAGGGTCTGCAAAATGGTATACCTTTACATAAGGAAACAAAGAGTTCTCCGCATAGCTTATAAATTCTTCATCTTTCCTAGTCACATCAAAAACACCCCACCCATCAGTGCCAGAGCTATCTTTAGTTTTTATTTCAAGCTCTCCATTATTTCCAATCTCAAAATCAGATATCATATCTAAACTCTGTAAGATAGATCCGTTAATGTAATTAGCTACAGTGTTTTTACCAGATTGTTTTCTGCCAGCTATACCTATAATTTTCATTAATAAGTTCCTTTTAAATTGCTTAAAATATCTTTTTTAATCTTATATACTGACATGTCTCCAACATCTTTATCGCTTAAATGTGGAAATGTAAGCCTATACATTCTTCCAAACTGTCTTTGTATTTGGACTCTAGCCTCTCTCCCGGCTTGATCATTGTCCATGAGTATTACGAGTCTTGTTATGGGTAATTTCTTTATCTTATTTTCTTGATCTTTGGAAATACTTTTGCCAAAAATACTAACAGCATTCTTTACTCCAGCCTCATGAAGTTTCCAAACGTCTCCTTGACCCTCTACTATATATAAACAATTAGTTTCTTTGATTTTGTCTATTGCCCTATGATAATTATAAAAATAGTGACGCTTATTAAAGCCAGATGGATATATCAAAAATTTTGGCATTCTATACGCCTTCATTGTTCTACCAATCATTCCCACTAGCTTATATCCAGAGTCATCATGGATAGGTATGATAGACCTTTCTTTCATTATACCTGTATCATGACAATCTCCCACGTTAAAATATTTTAAAGTAGTTTTTTTAAATCCTCTTGATAAGAAATAATCCGAGGGATATTCTACTGAGTAAGGATTATTTATTTCCTTGTCATTAAAATTAGTATTAGACTTTATAGATATTGATTTAATTAAATTTGTAAAATCATCTTCTTGCTCTATAGGGGTTGAAGATCCTTCGTAACTACCTTTGTCTATCTTAAATTCTTCACATACCCATTTTAATACATCTTTAAACTCAAGGTCTGTTCCAGTTTTTTGCGATAACGCACCTTTTATTAAACCAAATATGTCATTGTTAAATTCATTTTGACAATCTCTAGTCCAACATTTCCATATTCCTTTATCAATAGAATAAGAAAAAGCTCTTGGGTTATCACTATGTTCGTGACATGGGCATACTGAATATATATTATCACTAAAAGCTTCGTATTCTATTCCAAGCTTCTGCAATACAGTTTCAATATTTTTATTCAGAGTCTTCTTTAGTTTCTTTAAGTTCATCTTTAATCTTATCTATGTCTGAAATTAATCCAGTGTCGCCAACAGGAGCATTTTTAAATTCATTTCTTGTCTTCAGTTCTAAAAGTTTAGCGTGTGCGCCCTGCATTTGCATATTAATATAATCTCCATCATCTAATCCAGCGCCGTGTCTAGAAACAATAGGTACTAATTTTCTATTACCAGCATTTGGACCGTCTTCAGCAAGTTCTTCTGTAGATTTAGATTTGAATATACTAAAAGATGTGCATAGCCAAACAAGTCTATCAGACCCGCTAACTGCGTCAGTGCTTTCTTTTGTTATACCGTCACGATTTAATTGAACAAAGGATAGACAGGGTATGTCTAGCTTTACACAAAGGTTATGCAAAGAAGTGATTTGAAACCCTAAAGCTTGATACTCTTGTATATTGTTTGTTATAGATGAAGAAGACATAAGCTTCAGATAATCATATATAATTAAACAATCATTGGTTTTACCCGACTCGTCAGATTTAACTTCCTGAACTATCCATCTTCTTATAAGATTCACAATATTTTCAAATGGCTTGCCAGCCACACTTATATAGCTGTAAGGGATTGATTCTATTTTAGCAACAGCTTCTTTTACTTTATCGTGCTTTACAGGATCATCAATAAACTGTCCCGTGGCGACTTCGTTGATAGGCACACCGCTTATGTTAGCAATTAGTCTATTAAGATGGTCTTCTTTAGACATCTCGGTATCTAATACTAATACGGGTACTCCCGTGGAAGATACGTTAAGGGCAACATTATCAGCGAACACTGATTTACCAACTTTGGGTCTTGCAGATACAAGGTCAACGCATTTTCTTCTAAGACCACCCCCAATGGCTTGGTCATATCTAGAGAATCCCGTGGGTATACCAATGATATCGCATTTATTTTCTTCGAGGAATGTGACATAATCTTCTATACCTTCTCCTATTTTTTCTGGGTTTTCACCGCCATCGTCTTCTCTCAAAAAATCTGTTACTGGATCTTCTAGCTTTTGTATGATTTCGTTAATGCTTTCTGATCCATTAACATCGTCCATGTCTTTATGAACTTTTACTGTAAGGTTTTTTATCTTACGTGCAAACTCAAATTTCTTCATCTGTACGGCAAAGCTAAATATATTATCCTGTGAAACAGGAAACTCATATAAAGAGTTGATATAGTTAAGCTCCTGTTTAGTACTTATTTGTTCTATGAAATTCAACTGTTCAGCAGCAGCTAAAAGCGTGGCGACATCTGGCTTTTGATCATTACTTATAATATGTTCTATGCATTTGTAAATAATTTTATTATTAGGATTAACAAAGCTCTCACTACATAGTAGATCTGATATGTTTACGTATGTATCAACACCGTTTTGTAAAAGTCCAGCCAGAACAGCACGTTCTGCACCTATATCTAAAAGTTTTTCTTCCATTTATTAACCGCCAATACATCTTTCGCAACGATAAAATTCACCAAATACTAAGCTTGCATTTATTTTAAATGTTTTACCACACGCCTTGCATGTTACGTCCTTTTTTTTAGGAGCTTTTCTATTCCTTGGGGTAGGTTTAATGTCTGGAGTCTTGACATCTTTTAATTCTCCTTCATCTACCCAAGTGTTTTTTCCTGCTCTAACCGTGCTTCTTCTGGGAGGACGTTCCGTTGGTTTTTTCATTTGAAAATTACCATCAACAGCCTCTGAAACTGGTTCTTCATGTTGCCACCTAGTTTCAACTTCTGTGTTACCACCCAATGCTTTTATTAATGCAGCCTTTTGTTCTTCCGATAATGTTTGTACAAATTCATCCATACTCATGATCTTTTCCCCTTTTCCATTAGAATGTCTGCTTTACGTTTTAGTTCATATATTTTACCATCAAGCGCCTGTACTCTTGATTCTGCAATCTCGCGGTAATGATCTACTGTTGCTGCGTATTCATCGTTTACAATGATCAATGGTCTACGTTGCTCAAACTTAGTGTATGTGCTGAATTGATCGTGGTTTTTTGCTACCATTTTATCTAACTTATCGTTGCACCAGTTCAGTGCAATTTTCTGCATATTTAATTCATCTTGCAGATGTGTAGAGAAGCTATACAGTTCATAAGCCCAAGCGAATAACTCGTCTTTAGTAAGAGACGAAATGGTTTCCCTGCTAGCATTAGCGCATCTGTGCCAATCCTCCCTAAACTTCTTGTTAAACCTAGCGTTACTAGCATTTAAAAAGTCGTCAACCATAGCCTTCAAGTCGGCTAACTGCTCACTCGCCGTTTTCAATTTGATCTCTCCATTGTTCGTCTGTATCAGAGTGCTTCAATACTATTATATCAATCTTGTTCAATTCACACCATTCTATTTTATCTTCATCCTTAGCTTTTGCAATAGCAAAGTCTGCTTTATTTTTGTGAAAGAATGGCGTGTACTTATAATGTTGCTGACCATGCACCTCTACAGCTAGCATAATCTGTGGTATATAAAAGTCTAAATACAGTACGCCCTTTCTGTGAGATGGTGTGCTTCCCGGTAGCTTCACCTCTTCAAGTATTCTATAACTATGGTAAATAGTCTTCAAGAGTTTTCTTGCGCGAACGTGGAACTTTGATCTCTTTCGCTTGTCGTTTGCGTCTACTGAATAGCTTGTTAAATTCCAAGCGTACTCTCTCCCATTTATACCAATAACTTTCATTCAATATTCCTATCACAAGTTTAGCCAGAATAACTCCAGCAGCAATTTCAAATATACCAATTATATTCATTTTTTAACTTCCTTGCTGCCCCTAGTGTTTTTAGGCACGTAGGGGCAGTTTTTGCATCCACTACCACAACAAACACCTCTGCTCAATAAATACTCTTTGCTTAGAGGTTTAGTCAATGGTTCCTACTTCTCCACCAGCACGGGTAATAGCACTAGCGAAAACTCTCAAGTCTACATTATCATTAACGGTTCTAGTAGAACCGTCTGCATATACTGTATTCATTACTCCGGGGTGCATACTGTATGCTTCACCATTATTAGTAACATTAAAAGGAATATTACCAGCACAATTTTTACACTTATCTCCATTACTATCCATACCATCTAACTTAAATGGCCCAACACTATCAGCCCAACCAATGCACTGGTTAGTATCACCTGTTGCCGATCTACCATTACTTGCTTTATAAACATCAGGTCTACTTGCACACTCTATAATTAAAAAAGTATTAGAAAACCCATCTCTAATATGAGCATCTCTAGTAACAGCATCTTTAATTAAACATCCTTCGTTACGATCCTTCGCTGCATAAGGATCACTAGCAGCAGGAAATATCTTGCTCTTAACCCCTGTAAAAGTTTCATAGTCTGTATATCCAAGATTATTAGGATTCATACTAATAGCAGCACTATCATCATCTCTAGTAGGCCCATCAATATTAGCATAACCACCAGCAGGAGGAACTGCCGTTGGACATGTAAATACAGAAGCATTTAAAGAAATAGCTTGAGTATTTTCCCACCAGTTTTTATTGAAGTCATAGCCAGTGTTACCTTGTTCTAGACTAGAAAGAACAAACGCTCTCCAACTATGTTCTGTACCAGAACGATTGCCAGTAGGAGATAATCCAGCAGAATCTACAGTCCATGCAGCAGCAGGAAAGTATCTTTGTGCGTCCATGTGTGTGTGCATAGCAAGACCTTGCTGCTTTAAATTATTCGCACATGACATTCTTCGTGCAGCTTCTCTAGCTTGCTGTACGGCAGGTAACAAAAGACCAACGAGAACGCCAATAATGGCAATCACAACAAGTAGCTCGATTAGTGTAAAAGCATTGCGCTTTGGGCTTGTGAACA